CTATTTAGTACCCATTTCCGACATTCCGAGCTTGGAAATTTCATTCCAGTCTGAAGCAGAACTGATCCATCTGGCATAGGTGGACAGCAGCATTTGCACGCTATGCCCAAGTTGATTTGCGATGAAAGCAGGATTCATTCCCGTCATCAGGCATAGGGTCGCGTATGTATGGCGGCAATTGTACTGGGGTCGCTCGCGTAACGATAGGGCGATAAGCGCCTGCTTGAAGTGCTTGTGCAGAACGCTGGTCTCGTTGACGAACTCATTTCCCTTGCTGGGAGGGAAAACGTATGGGGAGTGAGCGTGCTGCATTTCACGCGTGGCGCGGTGTTCAGCGTTGGCTTTTGCTTCGGCCAGGGCCTTCATGGCTCGCTCGTTTAGAAGCACCACCCGGACTTTTTTGTTTTTCACGCGCTCGCGAATCTGACGATCGGCGACGATCCGGCAAATTCGGGCAGTACGCTTATCTTCGTCTATCTCGTCCCAGCGTAAGGCCATGATTTCGCACGGACGCATCCCGGTGAACATGGCGAACTCGAAATAAGCTGCGTAAATACGCGTAAAAGGCGATGCCTCTTTGTAGAGATGAGCAATGATCAGCTCCACTTCTGATTGTTCGAAAGGGTCTACGTCCTTATTGAGTCTCTTAGGCAGCTCAATCGACGCCAGCGGATTGCGTTCGATCATGCCATCAAGCACCGCTGTATTCAGAATGGCGCCGAGCCTGTTCATGGCTGAGCGTTTTACCGAAGGCGTGGACCACTTTATCTTCACAATCAGTTTGCGAAGCTCTGCCGATGTTATTTGGTCCACTGGCCGCCTGGCCAAGTGGGGCATCCAGTACAGGTTAAGGCTGCTGAGATAGTTTTTGCGCGTTCCTTTGGCGATCTCGCGACTGTCCAGCCAGTCTTGCGCGTACTCAAACAGCGTAGGGCTGGTCGACCGTGAAACTTGTATGGAAGAAGGGAATAACTCGCAATAGCGTTGTTCATCCATAATCCCGAGCTTAATCAAGCTGACTACTTGAGCACGTAAAGCTGTGGCTGACTTGATCCCTTTGGCCGTCTGGGGATAGGGAGTCGTTTCGCAATATCGCCGCCCATTCCAATAGAAGCGGACCCGGATTGAACTGTTAGCGAATTCAACCCCTGCGGGCAGTCCCATAGACTTTCCAGCCATGCTTCATATCTCCTGACACTGTAAAAGATCCGATTGTTAATTTTGTTCCAGACGCCATTAGGAATAACGCCCCGCGCGCGTTTGCTTTCAAGTGCTCGCGCCGTGGTACCCAGGATTTCAGCCATTTTGGCTTCGGGCACTTTGTCGAAAGGATGTATTTCGGGAAGCTCTTCTGCGGCTTGCATAGGGATACCTCGCCATGCCAGTTAAGGCTGGATAGTTTTTGGAGTAAGGGTTGGGCTTGGAACTGAGGGTTAGCGCTTCATAAACGTCATCCAGTGCGTGTTCACACGCTTGCCGGACTTATGGCCAAACAGAGGCTGCTGATCAGTTAGGGCCAGTATTTCGCTGACCTTTACCTGTGTTTCGTTCCACTTGAAGATCAATACTCCGTCAGTGGCCAACACGCGAAAGCACTCCGCAAAGCCCTTGGCCAAGTCGTCGCGCCAGTCATCTGTTAGCAGCCCATACTTTGCGCGCAGCCAACTATCACGGCCTGCGCGGGTCAGGTGAGGTGGATCAAATACCACCAACTTAAATGCACCGTCAGCGAAGGGCAGGGTGCGGAAGTCCATGATGACGTTGGGTTCAACGTTCAACGCACGGCCATCACAGAGCACATGTTGCTCGTCACGAATGTCGCCGAACAGGGCGCGCTGGTCGCCTTTGTCAAACCAGAACATGCGGCTGCCGCAGCAGGGGTCGAGGATTTTTAAGGCGCCGGTCATGGCCTCACCACCTCGACCAAGGCCCAGCAGATCTGTCTGGCATAAACTGATGGCACGCGCTTGACCTGGCCGGCGCGCTCCAGGCGTTCCAGTTGACGGCGAACCCAATCGGTTTTTAAACCCTTGTACCCAGCCATGCTCAGACCGTTACGAATGACATAGGTCATCTGTTGCGAGCCCCAATACATGATCTGGGATTTTATTTCGGCATCGGTGGGCTTTGGGTTGTCGCTCATGACTTCTTGCTCCGACTAACATCTTCAGCAGTGACGATGTGCGGTGTACTGTCCTTGATGGTGAAGAAATCTGGCTGGCAGTGCTTGCGAGCCCAAGCTTTCAGTGGAGCAAGCGCGATATCCAGCTCAGCCTCAGCCGCTTTGCTGAGGTCTGGATAGGCGTCAACCCACTCGCGGGCATCGCTATCGCAGGCGTTTTCGTACATCCGTTCGGTCACATCGTTAGCGTCTGGCAAGAAGCGTGCAGGGTCATCCTTACACTCAATCCCGCGATAGACCGTGCCGCCTTCATACAGGCCAGGCCGGTAGCTTGCCGGATGCCCGTCGCCATCGCTGTCATGGCCGTAATTATCCTTGAGCAGTTCATCGAGACTGTCGTAATCCCAAGAGCCGTTGTCCCCGGTTAGGGACCACTTCACGCCCGTAACTGGCGACTCATAGGCAGGCACCGAGTTAGCAGCAGCTATTGGTAAAGCCGCCTTGAACTGCCTGAGGTATTCAGCCGGTGTCGAGCCCCAACGGTTTACCAGGCACTCGTCATCTGCCAGGAGCCCCGCATCTTCTGGCTCATCAGATGGCTCTCCGGGCACCATGAAGAACTCGCGCTCAACCGCATGCAGAAGATCGGAAAAGCGCTTGGAGTTATCGATGTTAACCAGCAGGGTCGACAGTTCATGATTTGAGCTGAGGCCGAACACGTTATAGATGCGGGCCAATTCTGGCTGATGTTTTGGCATGACTTCGTCCTTGCCGCTAAGGCGGCTGACTTTGAATTGAGGGAGGGTTACGGGTATTTCTTGCTGATGCGCTTGGCGATGGCTTCGAGCTGCTCGGCCATACCCCACATGGCGTTGTTGTCGCGACGGGATACCACTGGGGAGCGTTGGGCGTTTCTGCCTATCAGGATCTTCGCTGCCAGCAGGATCAGCCAAGCCTCGAACTTGCGTCGAAGAAGGCGCCTCACGACTTCACTACATTTGGTCGAGCCAGACCTCTTACAGCTTCGCTGTAAATGAACTTGATCTGATCCCACGGGATTGTGTGCTTCTGCCCGTATTCACCTTCGCCGTCGCAGAACTCACAGCCTTCCAAAGGCTCTTCCAGATCGCGGCACTCAGGGCACTCGGTCGTGACCTCAAGCTGGAACTCACCAAGCAGCAGCGCCTTGGCGCCATTCTCTGCCGTCAACCTTTTAGGCATGATGCAGTATCCCTCCGGCACCTCCGCTACCGGCTCGGACTGCTCGGCGTAGAGATTGAATATCCCCCCCGTCAGGCGGCAGGTGTTGGACCATTCCGAGTCCTCAACCGTGACGCCGTATTCGCCATCCCTTCCGGTCAGCCGCTCTGCATGCAGCTTTGCCACTGGCTTGGCTTTCGCCACCGGCTCGCCCTGGTGTTGGGCGACGGGAGAGCATGGCTTCACCGATTTCAGCTCAAGGCGAGCAAGTCGCTCGCGGAGACTGTTGATTTCATCCTGGTACTGGTCTGCAAGCGTCGTAAGGTCGTTAAAGTTGATCCAATTGCCATGCTTTTCGGGAACGCGGATTACGCTGCCTTTCTCATCCTCCCCACCGCGCCAGAAATTAAAACGCGGTAGCTCGTGAGCTTTGTCCCAGAGGTCGTAACCTTCACGCGTTTCGATATTTCTCATACCTTCTCCCGTGCGCGCCGCTCAGCCTCTTGGGCTTGGCGCAACTTGCTGCATTTGGTGTGGTTGCCGTGGGCGCGTGACTTGTTGCATTGGTCGCAGACGGTTTGCAGATCCAGCGGGCGCATAGGGCCGCTGTTTAGACGGACTGTTCGGCGTAACGCGGTCATGCTGCAACCGCCTGCCGTTCGATTGCTCGCCACGGGTCGTTGGCGCGAGCAAGTGCAGCCATCGGCGGTGGGCTGACGCTGTTCCCGCACATGTGCACTTGCTGGGTCTTAGTGAAGGGCTTGCCGTCGGCGCCGTGGGCGATGATGTAGTCGCTCGGAAAGCCTTGGGCCTTGTACAGTTCGGCCGGTTGCAGCATCCGCAGGCAGATGTCGACGATCACGTATGGCGTACCCTTTATGGTCACGGTGACCAGTGCCAGGCGGTCGCGGGTGGTGATGGTCGGTGATGGCTCGCTAGCTTCGCTCACATTCTCGGTGCCGTAATAGCTGATCAAGAAGGCCGCAACCCTCAGCGCACCAGCCTCAACCTCCGGCGAGAGCTGCAACTCAACCAGCGAACTTTTTCCGCCTCCGCCTGCTGTGATCGTCGGTGCTGGGTCGTCCAAGGCTTGGCCGACACTGGCGCCGAACTGGCGCTCAAGGAAGGCAGTCATTAATCCGTGGTGTGTACCTCCAGCGCTGATGGTGTGCAACGGGTCGTTCAAGTCGCGCGCATCACAGTTGCCGCGCAAGTGGACCAGGTTGGCGGTGACCAGTTGTTGTTGGCTGCCGGTATTGGTCACTGTGGTCATGGGGTCGTCCATGCTTTTGGCTGCGGTTGTGTTGAAACCGCCATTCATCTGGGCCATGAACACAGTCGAAATCCCCATTGCATGCGCAGCTCCGGCAGGGCGCTTGTAGTTCCCGCCGCTGGTAATGGTGGGCAATGGCTCACCCAGCGCTTTGCCTTCGTCTGCAAACCTGAGCTTGACCAGGTGCGCTGCCGCTATGGAGTGCCCACCACTTGCTGTAACTGTTGCGAGCGGCTCACCGGTAGACCTGCTTCCGGCGCCCCAGCGTTGAACGCCTCCGGGCTTGCCTTCGCCGTGTGCGGCAGCAACCATCACCGGGCTCACAACCGAGAAGGCGCCGCCCTTGGGGTAGGAGGTCACGGTACGCAGCGGCTCGGCCGCAGACTGCACGCTTTCCCCGGACCAGTTCGCGATCGGCACGATGAAAGGGTTGGCCGAGTCCAGTACGAACTTGCGCATTCCCTTGGCCACCCGGCGCAGGGTGGCCGGGGCCAGATCCTTTTTACGGCCAAAAATGCTTTTACTCGGGATCGTCCAGTCAATGCACTCAGCAGCGGTGCGCCACTTTTGCTGACCCTTGGCGGGGTTCTTGGCGTGTGTTGGTTCAGGCCACACGATCGGTTGGCCATCGCAGCGGGCAATCATGAATAGGCGCTCCCGACTGGTCGGTGCGCCGAAGTCGCAGGCCTTGATCACACGCCATTCGACGGCATAGCCCAGGCGCTGCAATTCAGCCACGAAAACTGCCCACGTTTGACCGCGGCGTTTTGGATCGGGTACCAAGAACTGTTCGTTAACCGGTACCACCTCACCAAGCTCAGCGATTCCGCCACCCAACTTGATGACACGCCCGGTCGATTTGCAGCGCTTCGCCACAAGCGGTCCCCATTGCAGGATCTGCTTCACGTTCTCCAAGCTGATCACCCGGGGGCGCTTCATGCCTGCCCACTTGAGGCCGATCCATGACAGATTACGAATCTCCCTCTTGCGCGGCTGGCCACCGGCAGCCTGGCTGTGGTGGGTGCAGTCCGGCGACATATGGAACCAACCCACGGCCCGGCCACCACATTCAGTGTCAGGGTCGCCCTCAAACACATCAGTGGTGAAGTGCTTTGCATGCGGGTGGTTGATGGTGTGCATGCTGATCGCCGCAGGGCTGTGGTTTTTGGCGACAGTTACCGCGCGCCCAAGGCCCATTTCCAGACCTGTACCAGCACCGCCACCGCCGCAGAAGAAGTCCACGACGATCTCGTCGTCCTGCTGGTTGAAGCCAAGGCCGTACTGGGTTTTGAAATCGAAGGGGTATTTCTTCTGGTGTGCGGACATAAGTAGACCTCGCCGGGCGGCGTGATTTTTTAGTGAAAGGGTTGTTTTAAGAGGGGGTTGGCTAAGCAGCTTGAGTTCGGGTATCAGGCTGCCATTCACAGAACCCAACCCGTTGCGCTTTAGTTTTCGCGTTGATAATTGGCCGGCCTTCGGCGTCAGTCATAATGCGCTTCGCCCTGATCCGCAAATCCCGGCATTGAATGGTCTTGCGGGCCAGCTCAATGAACTGCTGGGCGTACTGTGGGGCATCGAACAGCGGCGAGAGCTGGCGAACCGTACCCCCCCCCATAATCTGCTCTGTCTTCTTCTCGACCAGCTCCAGCCATTCAGCCAGAGGAACAGGCTCTATACCGCCTGGCGCCTTCACGTTCTTGCGGGTGCCTTTGGTGCGCTTCTTGGCCTCGGCCAGCGCAACATCGCGGGTCATTCCAAACACTGCAAATGTGCTCATGACTTTCTCCAATCAAGCGGTTACACGCTCGCCAATCACCGTAGTGGTAAAACTTGGTTCGAATTCGATTTTTAGTTCGAATAAGCCACCGCAGGTGTCGCACTCCATGTTCTGATCGCGATAGTCCTCGGTCTCGATATGAATGACCGTCGCGCAGTGCGGGCATTTGCATTCGTCCAGCCCGCAAAAGTCGTGCTCGTCGTATTCGTTTTCTGCGAATTTCGCCAGTGCTTCAGCTTTTGCAATTGCATCTACGGAGTCTTGGCAAGGCTTGCAGGTGAAGCCTTCAGGATGGCCCCACGGTGCTTCCGTTAGCTTAGAGCGGTGAGTGCTGCATAGGCGGCAGACGTTATGCTTGTCGCACACCGAGTAGCTGTATTTCTCACCACTTCCATTGCACTTTGCGCAACCAGATACCCAGTACCAGGCGCCATCGATTCGCTCGGCGTACAGCCCTACTTCTGGGGGATCAAGCCGAACCTCTGGCAAACCGTTGGTATGCGGCTTGCCGTGTCGAGCTTCATTCCAGATGTTTGTTTTCCCCGAGCGCAGGCGGTGCGTCCATTCGCCTGAGATTTCCGGGATCAGGATTTTAGTATTCTTGTCCATGGCTTCTATCCAGTTAGGCGCCGCCCTCCGTGACCGGATGCGACAGTGGCAAATTAGTGTCAAATGATGTTCTATTGCTCAGCCAATTTCGGCAAAGCTATCGCAAGGAAAGATATGGCAGTCTCAACGGATAACTTAGTTAGAATCGCAGAGGTCGGTGGAAGTGTCGTAGTTCCATCCAGTATCCCTACAGACAATTTAGTTCGTATTGCGTCAGCTCTACGTAAAGCTGGAGTGGGTCACCTCACTGTTTCTGGAGACGCAAAGTCGACAGATAACATGGTCCGAATCGCTAAGGCCGCCCCCGGACAGGTCACTTTTGATTTTGTCTAAGGATCTATGATCTCGTCGCCCGGATCTTTCTGGATGGCGAGCAGGCTTTTATTGCGAAATTCCCGCGCCACGTTTCCGGATATCTGCACATTGTGGCGCGGCGGTTCGAATAGCGGCTTGCAGCGGGCAGAGCCGAGAGCATGCAGGTGATGAATCATCAGCGTCATCGCTTCTCCCTGCTCAGTAATGCCTGACCACTCCATCAGGTCGGACAGGGCCTGGCGTGTGCCGGGGCGAACCCTGAGCCTCAATTCCTCTTCGGCATTCGCCACGCGCTTCTTGGCAGTTTTTGCCGAGCGCTCCTGCGATGTTTTCGCCATGGCCTACCTCTTCTATTCCGCTGGCCGGCAGTGCGAGCCAGGTTTGACGTTTGCGTTGATGGATGCGGGCTATGCGCCTCATGCCGCGACCTTTTGCTGATTCCAGGCACCCACCGCATCAAATACTCGCGCAGCTTGAGCTTCGTCCAGCGAAACCTCGGCCGGAATAGCGATCCAGCCTGACGCGACTAAATGATTCGGGTTGCACTGCGCGAGTAGCGTTTTGTATGTAGTCTCGATTGCATCTGTCAGATGCTCGGCGAGGTAAACGCCTTGAGGCGCTATTTCTACTGACTTGGTGTAGCGGGAGCCCGGGCCATCGACGCAATGAACGCTGAGGTAGACCGTCCAGCGATGCGGGATGTCGCAGACAGCATCTACGATTTTGCGGCCTGTGACGTTCTTGCAGTTTGCCCAGTTGATCAGGCCTTGGTGTCCGCTGGGGTTGATGTTGACCACCGCGACGTGATTCGTGCTCAGCAGTGCGCGGCAGGAGCGCTCCATTCGAACGCGGAGGTTGTGAGGTTTTCGCTTGCTCATAGTGAGTCAGCCATTAACCGCAGGGCTTTGCGGTCGGCCCACGACAGCGCTTTCGGTTTGCGCTTAAGGACCGTATCAGGGTCTATTTTCTGTGAGCGGGGAGGCGGCAGCGGATTACATGGCAGACTTCGAAGTTGGGCGACCTGACCGCCGGAGGCCAGGTAGTGGGCGATCTGCTTTGATATAGATTCGGCGAGCTGGCGTTGCTGCTCGACCAGGCTTAAGTGGTTGCTGATCATGATCAGGCTCCCAAACGATGGGCTTGCGCCCTGGCTTTATCAGCGACTTCATCAACCATACGGTTCAGTTCCAGGTTGAACTGGACTAACTCTTTATGCAGGTTGGCGATGTAGTCTTCGTCTCGGTAAATCGTTTCGATATAGAGCTGACACTCCTCATCTTGGCGAGAATCAAACGACAGGAAATCCCACCACTTTCGGCCCGTCACGAACATGCAGCCCTGTACTTGCGGCATGTGTTCTTCGGGCATGCCTTCAAGCCAAGTCCTGACGTGTATCGCTTCATTGAAGGGGCACTTCGATTCGGTGCCTCCGTCTTCGTTTATCAGGCCGTCAGGTGAGCAGCCAAGCCAGTCGTATCTGGGGTGGACGATAAATTCTGAAGGTATGACGATATTGCCGGTCAGCATCTCGTAGGCGTCTTGAGCCTTTTGTTCTTCGGTGTGACCCCATCTCATTGAGGCGCTGTTGACGTTGTGCTTGGACCTTTTTGCTAGCCGTTCAAAACACAGTTCGCGCATGTATGAGGTGCGCGCACCCATAGGCTCGCGCTTCCCGTTTTTGTCAGGTTTCCCCCAGGCCATCACATCTTTAAACCGACTGGCAGTTACTCGACCAGATCGGTCTGCATGCCATTTTTCGGTGCCCTGAAGTTCGGTTCTCACTATGCCGCCCCTTCGGCTTGCGAAAAGTCGTCGCCCGTCCCGGTTATGTCAGAAAAGTCGGCATCGACAATCGCCGCCATGCTTTTCAAGGCTTCGTGGCATTCCAGTCCGATAGCTGCACGCTGCTTAGGTTTGAGGGCTGCCCAGGCAGCGGCATAGGCTTCGATGTCCTGGCGTTTCGCTACAACCAAGAGGTCTGCAAATACACCGTCGATTTCGGGGGAAGGGGATTTAGGGCCAAATGCAACACTTGCTGCAGCGGCAGTGTTAGTTGCTTGCTCAGCCGGAGTGATATCAATCTCGCTTCCGTAGGGATTTTCGAACTCGTCAGGTGTGTAAACCCCTAGAATTACGTCTGGGCAAAATAGGCGAGCCCACTTCTTCGTAGCAAGGTAAGCGATCTGCTGCTTTGGATCGTCGGCCCACAGAGTGGAGTTACGAGTACGAGCTTGCGCCATGAGCGTCTCAAGTACTCGTGGCTCATTTTCACCGCGGAAGGTTGCCCAGACTTTGACACCTAAACCTACTTCGTCGAGCAGGCCCCAACCTGGAACACGGTACTCCTTGTTGTCGGAGTTTTTCTTAACCAGGAACTTACCCACAATCTTTTCCCATGGACCAAACCATTCATAGTGCAGGCGATCAATGGTGGGGGCCTTGGACGTTATTACAGCATTGACCAGTTGGGCTTCATAGCTCAGCGCGCCCTCTTTCACGATGAAGGTTTTTTGAGCCACCGCGAATGGATTCATTTGCCACTGCATTGCCTGCAAGACGATTGCCATACAGTCGGCTTTGTTGCCCCGCAGGTGTTCAGGGACGGTCGTTTTCCCGTCTGCCATCATGGTAGCAAGCTCAGTCATCGACCTCATGGTGCCTGGGTCGAGGATGAGCGCTGCCGCGTTGTGCGATGGATCGTTGTATGTAGCGAGGCTCGTTTGTGCTTGGGTGTCTGGATCAGTCATAGCGCTCTCCGTGGCTGACGTGGAGTGGGTCGGCCGGCAGATAGAAAAGAAGATTAGAAGCGAATGGCGCGTAGCCAAGCGCGAGCTGTATCGAGGTGTACATCGAAGCCGAGCGCTACAACCTCGACAATGTCTTCAACCGATGGCGCGTTAGTAGTCACGTCGTCGGATTCATCGCTTGGCGTATGCGAGCAAATAGATGCGATTTCAATTTTCTCTACGCTCATATGAGCGGCCGCTGCAGTTGCGGGTGCCGGTGCGATAGCTTGGGCGCGCAGGCGGATCAGCTCCTCCTGATCGCGCTGATATTGGGCTTCGCGCTCTCGCTGCTGACGCTGTTGCTCTTCCTGTTGCTCACGTTGATGGCGTTGCTGAGCCTCCATATCACGACGCTGCTGGTCCAGCTCATCTTGTTGCTGTTTCATACGCTTGCGGTCTTCCTCGGCGCGTTGCTTGCGAAGCTCCTCGGCTTCAGCATCGGCAATGCGTTGTTTCTCGCGCAGCTCGTCCAGTTCTTTCTGCTGAGCCAGCAACTTGGCAGCAGCTTCTTCTCGTTCGATGGCTGACTTGTGTAGCGCTTCCAACTGCTCAATGGCGTTGTCGCGAGCGATGGTGCCTTCTGCTTCAAACTCGCCGTACTCTTCGGGCAAGATCACCGACTCTTTGACACTCATCAGAATGATTGAAATGTCGGCGGCGCTTCGGCTTGCATAAGCAGCAGCAACAGAGCTGAAGCGGGTAATTTTGGCCCGGATGGCTTCGACACGCTCAGCCTCAATACGCTCGCGCTCTGCCTTGGCATCAGCAATACGCTTTTCTTCGGCCTTGATCGCTTCATCGACAGGCATCTCAATCGCAAGCACACGATCCTTTAGTGCCTCGCCGAATTCCTTAACTTGATTGACGCGGGCCTGAGCTTCTTTGACTTTCTGTTGATAAGGGATGAGGGCCGTCTTGGTTGTATTTGCCAAGGCGTAGCGTACGTCGCGGATGTCGACACGAACCTCCTTAGCGTTCGACAAGCCTTCGCTGGTTGAGCAGTCAACGACCAAGCTCGAATAACTTGCCTCCAGGCGCATGATCTGTTCTTCGTGCGGCCGATATTCAGCGATGTCGGTGACGGTAACTTTAGGGACAACGGATTTTTTCGACTCTTCGTTTTCGCTCATTTCGAATGTCTCTTGTGCAAGTGCTTGGTCAGTTTTTTTGGACATGACGATCCCTCGCCGCGCTTGGCGCAGCCTTGAAAGTAGTGTTGTGGGTTGGTGCTGTTAAGCGGCTGAAACGAGTGAGTTGTTGTAAGTGGCGTAGAGCTGATCAATACGCGCCCGGAAGCAGCGATGCTCAGCTTCATCTATTGCCCGCAACATGAAGGCCAAGGTGATGACCGATGTTGCCGCGGCACTGGCGTTGCGGGCGCCAATATTGCGAACAAACTCTTCAATTTCGCCTTCGATCCAGGTAATGGCCGCCTGGTGATCGCGCTCTTGAATATTCATTCTGGTTTTCCCTTCAGGTTCCAGAAAACGGCCATTTGATCTACTGCGGCATTAATGCGCATGGCGAGGGCCTTTCTTTCGGCCAACTCGCGAACCGCGTTATTTACTTGGGCTTGAGACCGCTCTGAAGCAGCGGCTTCGTAGTCATGGAAAGGACCTTGGGCTGGAGTGGCCTTTGGGCGACCACACGCGTCCATTTTTCGATCCCATTCGCGTGCTTGCGCGCTATCTGCATAGCTGGTCGCCATGGCAGCTACTCCTGCTCAAGTTTGCGTGCATAAGCGCAGGCGGCGTTGTGGTCACGCCGGAAACCCTTCACTTTGTTGGTGCGGGCGTCGACGATGTGGAAGAACTCGCCGCTGACAGGGATTACCCGGTAGCGGGGCGCACATTTAGGTGAAACTGAGCCGACCAGTCCGAGGCTGATCGCTACAGACATGTTTCGGCGCTGGTGCATTGCAAGCGCTATATCACAGTAAGCGCGGTGACTTGGGTTCATGGTCGCCTCCAGGCGTAAACCGCATTAGCCAGATGCCAGGCACGGGTGACCAAGCCCAGCCCTGAGACTGGCCTGGCATCTGCTAATGCGGTCTTTGTGGTTTGAGGGGGAGGGTGCAGGCGCCCGGCGCTTCCCGGAATGCGTCGAGTCTGGCCAGCTATGCCCTCGGACTCGCCTGCGGTACCGGTTACGTCTCCGGCGCCGAGTTCCACGGCCGTATTCATTTCGCCAGCGCTCGATAACAACCGATTCTGGGATTTGATGCAGGTGGGCGGTTATAGGCCGCGATTTCGTCCGCATCGGGGTGAGAACTGCATGACGTTTGTCAGCCTTTGCTCTCGCGCTGGCTGGCGGTACTCAGTTCTCACTCCGATACAGCCTGCACTTAGGTGTGCAGGTGACCGGGCAGTTAGCGACAGGCTGTCGTTGGTGCTGGTTGTTCAGATGACTGCCGTCATGGTCTTGGAGCCGTCGCCGTGTTACGTGGTGAACATCAGCGGAGCAGACCGGCCATTGCGGCGAATCAATGCGTTCGCCTGTGCAAAAACCGGGTATGGCTCGCCAGCTTCATCAGGAAGCAGCGTGTTGCACGTCAAATTCGAGCAGTCTTCGCCGTTAGGCCCCTCGCCATCATCGCGATGCCGTGTTCCTTGCTGATTGCAATGACCTGCTGCATGAGCGGGCTGATCTGGCTGTCGTAAATCTCTTCTTTGTTCATGGTCATGCTCCGGGTTGTTTTCCCAATGCCCACCGCTCTGGATGGGCATCAGTGAAAAGGTCCGTCATGCATACATCCGAACAGTGATGTGGCCGTTGCTCGCCACAACGTGCTCCCAATGGTTTAAGAAGACGCTGGCGCCGAACTTGTCGATGGCAGCCTGCTTAACCTTGCCGAGCACGTCGTCAGCGGGCTCGCCAGCATCTGGGATGGCAAGCCATTCGAGACGCTTGCCGTTGCTGAGGTGTGAATCGATGTTGAATTGAGCCATGGTGAATTCCTCTTGGTTGTCATCCCAAGCAGCCCTCGCGAGAAGGCTGCTCAGTGATGCTGTCCAGCTGAACCATGGCAAGAATTGCCAGAGTTCGTTTCTCCACCACGCGCATCGCCCGATTCATATCTCTGGCCGGCGTCACACATTTCGTGGACGGTGTTCTTCGCCGACCGGCTTGCGTGGTTTCGCGTACTCACATCTGGTGAGCGCGGCCAGTTCCAGAGCTGGCGTGGAGATCGAATTTATTACTCGCGCTGTGCCCATTGCTGGGGATCGATCTGCGAGGTTCCCGTGCTGTTAAAGAACGACGGGCTGTGAGGCCCTAACGAGTCCCTGTTGGGTGACTCGATGGATTCAATCTACAACCTAAAATTGTAGTGTGCAACTCTAAATTGTAATTTTGGGCGATGAAAATTGTAGCCCCTTAGGAATCAGGGGCTTATAGGTGCTCTTAGATCGCGGGGTGAGCGTTACGGGGAGGCCTGACTAGGCAGCACGCTCATAATCAATGATGGCAGCGGCTGCCTCTTCGGCGCCGTAAAAAATGTGTGGCTCAATGCCGTCTTCAAGACTCTGGCGCTGGAGATCCTCAAGACTTTGCTCGTATTCCGCTATGAGCGAGGGATCAAACCTGTCTAGCTCCTTTGGCGTCCAGATGAATAGCGTGCATTTATTCTGCGGGGCGTCGGCGACCTTATGCTTAACGAAATGCAGATCCCATAGTCGGCTCTTGGCGCCGTCTACGTGGCGACTTATTTGCTTCGATGGTTTTATCTTGGCCAGGCTGGCTGCCATGCGATTGCCAGCAAAGAACAGGCTGCCACGCGATCCCTGAATTGCTTGGGTATGCAAAGGCAAGTTAAAGCGATCCCTCAGGCGGGGGAGAATACCCAGCACTCGATCCTGTATGTCAGATCGTAGCTGGCCAAGATTTGCCTCGTAGGCTACCGGATCGTCAGACTCTTCGTCCTCTTCCATCAGAGCCGAGGCATGAACGGTGGAAAGGCTTGAGGTAAGGCTGGATGCTTGTTGGAGGATATGGGACATGTTGTTGCCCAACCCCCTGCGGGTCTTACCGATGACTACACCGTGAATGCCGCATGAGAACTGCCCTTCGAAGCCGCCTTCGGCAAACTCCAGGGCGCGGGACAACGCAAGCCCCATCATTCGTTGCATGCCTACCGCCGAGCTGCCATATAGGCATTTCAAGGCCTTTTCACTAATAGTGAGGCAGCCGTTGACCTCGTCGCCAGAAGCTGCGACCACTGCAATAGTTAGACGCTCGCCGGACTGAACGATGGGCTCCAGGTAAACAGGGGCCCAATCCGCCTCATATTCAGGAAAGCTGGGGAATTCAGAGAGATCTGGGAGCATCCTTTAGACCGCCATGGTTTTCTGTTTGAAGCCGAGAGCCCCATCCATTAGAGCGCTCATATGTTTTACGCGTGACTCGAGGAAGTCCACCACTTTGTCGACATGTGCCTGGTCGACTTGGCAGTAATGCGGCTGACTCGCCGCAGCATGGTTCCTGAAGTTAGCAGTATATGCTGGCGCAGATCGATCTTTCAGCTTTTTGGACGCTTGGTGTCTTTCAAACTCAGACACCTCTCCGATGACCATCCCCAGAAGATGGTTCCGGATATTTTCGCTCGCTTGGAGGCTTGGTGCTGACAGCGCCTCCTCGTGGTCGATAAGCCAAATAGCTCCATCGCCACCGATAAGGAGGTTGCGCAAATTCCTGTCGGTGTTAGCTAGGAGTTCGTCGAAGACAATGGCGGCATGCAGGTGTGACCACTTATTGAGTAAGTGTGAGACCTTGTCGAAATTGATCACGCGGCTCATAGGCACCGCATTGGTGTCCACGCTAGCCAATACGATGCACTTACCCTGTCCTCGCCCAACGTCTTTTCCGCGGGCAACCGCAAGAGCAGTTAGGGGAATAGGTAGGCCAAAATATCTCCCGATGCTCGCGCTCATGGTTTCGGCGAACAATCGCTCGGCAGGCAATACCTTTATGTATGCATGGAGGTCTCTACGGTAGCCTTTCAGCCCGCTGATGGTGCCGTAGAAAAGTGGGTGCTGACCCTTTACGTCTGGGTCAACAACAGCCTCGCCCTGGAGATAAAGGGCGAGTGGAATGTCAATCGGTTCCGGTTTTGCGTTTTGCATGTGTAGGGCCGCTTTCCTTGGCTACTGACTTCTTAAGGCCATGACCGATCATCTTCACCATATCTCCCGAATCACCGCCAGCGTCTGCATTTTTAAACGCGGATTCTGCGAGTGCATCCAATTCATCAGGTAGATTTGGCACGTTTTCCCCGGAGGAAACGTTTCTTTCAATCATGACCTTTGCCATGGCTGTAAGAAGTGACACATCACTCTCTCCGAGCTCCCCTTTCTGAAGCGCGCGAGACACTACATCACGGAGGATTTTTTCCACTCCGCCGGACGAGCTTATCCTCAGTTTTTTGGCCGCAGCGCCTTTGATTTCGGAGCCCGTCAGAGGAGTGAAGTGTGGAGTGCTAAATGAGCCTGATTCGCCCATCAAGTGGGAGATTGAAACCTTCAGCGCGCCTGCAATTCCTTCAAGTTTCTTCGGGCGGGGAACATTTTTGTCTGCCTCCCAAGCCTGGACGGACTGAGGCTTAACTCCCAATAGACGAGCGAGTTCAGACTGGTTCAGCCCGACAGCCTCTCGCGCAGCAGCGATTCTTTTTCCGATTGTGCTCATAGAGACACTTTACAACTAGTCGTTGTAACCAGCATTGCAATTCTCAGTTGTAGTTTTCTGGCAAAGGTTGTAACTTTGCGTTGTAAGTCAAATTTTAGAGGTGCCTATGAACCAGAACGCAGCCGTGCGTGCAGCTGAAGCAGCAGGAAGCCAGTCCGCCCTTGCTCGCGTTCTTGGCTGTACGCCTCAAAACGTTCAGAAGTGGTGCGCAACAGGTCGCATCCCAGCTGAGCGCGTTATTCCAGTAGAGCAAGCCACCGGCATTCCACGCCATGAGCTTCGTCCAGATATTTACCCGATCGCCGCTTAACGCATTTCTTCCGCCCTTAAAAGTCCGGAATTTTGCTCATACCAGATATGAGCGCCCAGGCCATTCCAGCGACGAAGCAATCTTGACCGCAAACGACCCAAGGAAAAACTAGGACATGAAAACGCCCGTACTAGAGACCCGCCGCCAAGTAATGGCAGCCGTGTCCAACGCTTTCCCTGGTGGGATGGATTGCGCAGCAGCTCGCCTTGGCATCAAGGACAAGCGCCTGGAGAACCAGATCTATGAAACCGCCGGGTGCAAGCCGCTTAGCGATGCCGAGATCTTCGTGCTGGAAAGCGAAACGAAGACCGAGCACCTGCCGGACTACATCTGCGCGATGTACGGCGGCGTGTTCGTGAAGATCCCGGAAGCGGGGGAGTTGGACAACGTCGATCTGTATCAGCGCTCGCTGGCTGCATCCGCACAGCGTGGTGCGCTTGACCAGATGGTGGCTTCCGCCCTGGAAGACGGCGAAATCGATTCGAACGAAGCAAAGAAGATCCGCGCCCTGCACGCCAAGTACATGTCGGCGAGCCTTGAGGCTATCGGGGCGGTAATTGAGTTGCACAAAGCCCGCGCATAAATCGCAGGCACAAAAAAGCCAGGTTCGTGGCCTGGCTCATTGCTACATCAGCGAGGTAATCATGAATACACAATCCATCCCCGTCAATACCCCCAACAATCTCGCGCCACGTTTTCTGCAATCGCAAAACGTGGCGCGGAGAATGTCATCTCGGGAAATCGCCGATCTGGTCGAGGCCCGGCACAACGATGTCATCACCACCATCGAGCGTCTTTTTGCCAAAGGGCTTTTACGATCAGGTCGTAAAACTCGGCGTGAAGCCACTGGCGGCCGCCCCATCGATGTCTACGACCTGACCGAGCGTGACACGCATCTGGTTGTGGCTGGCTACAGCGACGAGCACCGCGCACGAGTTATCGACCGCTGGCAGGAACTGGAAGGGCAGGTTGCGCAACCACAACAGCTTTCCACCATCGAAATCCTGCAGATCGCCATGGAGTCTGAAAAGGCCCGCTTGATGCTCACCGCCCAGGTTGAGCAGCAGGCGACCAAGATCCACTCCCTGGAGAACCTGTTCAAGGAAGGCATGACCCACACCCAGTTCTGCAAGGGCCTCAATGGGGTCAATGTCATGCAGGTGGGCAAGTACCTGGAAGCGCGCAGTTGGCTCTACAACGAGAGCAAGTCCGGGCTTCGCCACCGCGTTGGCTCGTACGCCCGCGACAAGTACATGACCGAGCACCAGCACGAAGTCACCCCACACGGCAAAGACCCCTTCATCTCCTACACGCCGATCCTGCTGAAGAAGGGCGCCGCACGCCTGTATGACCTGTACCTGGCCAACGAACTGCCCATGAAGAAGACCTGGGACGGTTTGTTTACCCATGACAAGGCTCTACGAGGTGCAGCGTGAGCGTTCAATCCATGACCTGGGCCCTTGATCAGCGAGATATTCGTGACGCTACTGCGCGTCATGTGCTGCTCTGCCTGGCGAACTATGCAGACAAGAATGGCAAGGCCGCTTTCCCTTCCGCAAACAGCCTGAGCGAAGACACGGGCCTTTCCGTTCGTACCGTTCGCTACAAGCTCGACCACCTTGAAGAGATCGGAGCAATTCGTCTCGGTAATCAATCCATTGCTGCTGCCTACATTGACCGTCACGACCGCCGCCCAGTTGTCTATGACCTGTGCATTGAACGGGGTGCATCTCCTGCACCCGGTGATAAACGGGGTGCAAATGAAGACACAGCGGGGTGCAGTTCAGAACACAACGGGGTGCAGCTCACGACCGAGCGGGGTGCAGGAGCTGCAGCCAATCCACCCTCTAACCATCCATTAACCATCAATGAACCGAAAGAGCAGGGCGCTGACGCGCCGCGCAAGCCTGCCAGGTTCGATCCGCTGACTGCCAAGCCGGAGAACGTGACCGCCGAAACCTGGGCTGACTGGTGCCAACACCGCAAGGAAATCCGCAAGCCACTGACCGCCAAGAGCTGCGAGCAGCAGGCCAAGGCCCTGGCAGGCCACCCGACACCGGACGCAGTGCTGGTCACTTCGATCTCCAACGGCTGGACCGGTATTTTTCCTGACAAGCCAGCCGCACCGAGCAACGTTCACCAGCTCCCGATCAGCCGACACACCCTGACCGCTCCCCGCGATTACAAAGCAGGCACCAAGGAGAACGCCAATGGCACGTTCCGTCTCTGACCTCGGCCCGCACCTGGACCGCAAGTTTGGTGTTATTGGCCGCCAGCCGGCACGCTGCGACACCCACGGCGATTACTCGGCGGTGATGCTCAGTGGTGGCGGCGTATCGGGCTGCCCGATCTGCGCGAGTGACAAGCGCGACATGGAAGAGCTTGAGCGCAAGCGCTTTCAGTTCAGGACGCTGCAGCACGACGCCGCCAAGATCCCCAAGCGCTTCGCTGACAAGTCCTTCGCCGGATTTGTGGTGTCGTCGCCTGCCCAGCAAGTCGCTTTGGATGCTTGCATGGAATACGTCGACAACTTCTCGAAACACAAGCGGGAAGGGCGATGCATGTTGCTCCTTGGCAAGGTCGGCACCGGCAAGACGCACCTTGCCGCATCCGCAGCGAGCGCACTGATCAACGAGCACATGGTCAAGGCGATCTACCGCACTGTCGGCTCCGTCATCGGCGATATCAAGGCGACCTTCAGCGACAAGTCTGGCGAAACCGAGGCCCACATCATGCGTGAGCTGATTGGTGCTGACCTGCTGGTACTGGACGAAGTGGGGGCAACCAAGCAAAGCGAGTTCGAGCTGGCCACGCTGTTCAGCATCATCAACGGCCGGTATGAGCAGGGGCGCCCGATGATCATAGTCAGCAACCTGTCGCCGGCCGAATTGAATGATGCCCTGGGCGTTCGCTGTGTCGACCGTATCCGCGAGAACGGCTGCATTGGTGTGGCGTTCGAGTGGGAATCACAGCGCGGCAAGGAGGGCTTCTGATGGATATCGATAAGGAAAAGTTAAAGGGGTTGCTCTGGGCTGAGGCCGCGTCATACCGGGCCGACTGCGCCGATTGGAAGCGCAACACCGAGGCGCTGGACGAATTCCTGGGCGAGAAGACCCTGCCGGAGGTGGCGCTGGAGCTGCTGGTCGAGAACGAAGACCTAAAGACCGCCTGTGCTGCCTTTGACCGCGTTAATACCAAGCTCAAGGCGGAGATCGAGGTGCTGCGGAAAGAGTGCGCTGCCCGTCACCCGTTCAAGCCTTTTCATGAGCAGGCAATTGGCTTCACTGGTTGCGTGATTTGCGGCGTGTACACCGATCACGGCGGACTGCCTTGCCCGAAAACGAGAGCAACCGCAGAAGCCGGTACTTTCCATGGAGGGCGGTCATGACCTACGCCAAGCCAGAAAGCTACACCGAGGCGGACTGGGAAATGGTCCAGGGCTACATGCGTGGCAAGGACGGCCTGTCGCCACAGCGCCGTAACGCAGCCTACATGCACGGGCACCGCAATGGTGTGTCTGATGCGACTGGTATGCCGCATGAGCGAGCCAATGTCCTGATCCGTCGGGCGAACATGATTCCAGGCATCACGCCAATGGCGCCGATAAATGCGGGTGGCCGGCCATGACCAGCCTCCAGATCCGCAACGAATCGGACCGCAACAAGGCCATGGGCTACATCGCCGGCCTGGACCTGGCCAAGCCGAAGAAGCTGGCCATCACCGAAGTCGACCGCAGCGGGGAGCAGAACAAGGCCCTGCACGCGGCCCTGGCCGATATCGCCGCCCAGGTCGAGCACGCCGGGAAGAAGTGGGATGTCCTGATCTGGAAGCGCCTGCTGACGGCCGCCTGGCTGCGTGAGTCAGGCGACCAACCACAGATGATACCGGCGGTAGACGGCCACGGCTTCGACGTCATCTACGAGCGCACAAGCAAGCTCACCGTGAAGCAGTGCGGCGAGCTGATCGAGTGGGTGCATGCGTTCGGCGCCGAGCACCAGGTGCGCTGGACACAAAAGGATAATTGGGGAGGGCGCTACTGATGAACCATAACTTCAAGGCTGGCGACCTGGCGCTGATCGTTTCCTGCCCGCTTGTACCAACCCTTATCGGGCGCTGCGTGCAGCTGGTTGAGTGCGTTGGGCCTGGCTGCGATTCGTTCTCCGCGCACGGCCCATGGTTTAACCGTGGGGATGCAAACGCCTGGGTGGTGGAGGCAGATGGCTTGGTATCACTGACCATCGGCAAGGCCCTCGTCGAGCATCCGCGCTGCTGCATAGCTGAGAAATACCTGATGCCCCTGCGCGGCGACTTCACCCCAGAGCAGCAGAAAGCCAAGGAGGCTGTATGAAGCGCACCCCACTGCAACGCAAGACCCCGCTCACGTCCGGCGGACCGCGGCGCAAGCGCTGCCCAGAGTGCCGAGTAATGTTCACGCGCTCCAGAGAATCGCAGGCTGTGTGCGGCGAGATCGAGTGCGCGATCGCACACGGCAAGTCCGAGAAGGGTCGGGCAATCGCCGGGAAAGCCCTGGCAGAAGTAGGGCGCCGCGAAATCAAGGTCCGCAAGGAGAAGCTGAAGAGCAGGGCGGATCACCTCAAGGACACACAGCAGGCATTCAACGCTTGGGTGCGCGCCCGAGACGCGGCACTGCCGTGCATCAGCTGCGGCCGCCACCACCAGGGTAAGTACGACGCAGGCCACTACCGGACCGTGGGGAGCAATCCAGCCTTGCGCTTTGAGCCGATGAACTGCCACCGCCAGTGCTCGCCGTGCAATACCCGGCTTTCCGGGAACATCGTGAATTACCGCATTGAGCTGGTGAAGCGTATCGGCGCCGAGGCTCTCGATTGGCTGGAAGGTCCTCATGAGGCCAAGAAGTACACCGTGGATGAGCTGAAGGCGATGACCGCCGACTACCGGGCAAAGACCAAAGAACTAAAGAAGGGGATCGCAGCATGAAACTGATCAACGCAAGGCAGGTATGGACCGAAGCTCAGCACGAATCGAACGCGTCGATCAGCGCTGTGGCCATCGACAAAGCGCAATCGGCACCGATCAAGAAAGGGCAGCGCATGCGCCGCGCCGAGGCTGTGTTCGCTGCGCTTGGGGAAGACAAGGAGGAGCGCATTCAGGTTGTGCGCCAGAAGATCAGCATCAGCGAGACCCGCGGTACACCCGCCGGCCGCTCCACCGCTCGCGCCGCGCACCTGGCCACCATCGGCAAGGTACTGCGCGCCATCGACACCTTGCCGTTCCAGGTGCAGCAGTTCGGGCACTACCTGTACCACCCAGCTATGAACATGAAGCACCTGCTGAACGCGGTGCTGCTGATCACCGCCAAAGCCGCTCTGCAAGACCTGACTTCGGCCAAGCGCGTGAAGGCGCAGTACCTGGTAACCCTAGCCCTGCAATCGTACAAGGGTGAGGTGGCCGGGTCTGCTGAGTGGGGCCCAGCGCGGGTGTCCGCCGAAATGAACACGTTCTTCGGCGTAACCATTGACTCGAAGAACTGGACGCGTGACTGGCTCGACCTGTGGGAATCCCTGAAAGAGGTGATCAAGGAAGTGGATATTCAGGCCCAGCAGCCGCTATGGCAGGTGATCCACGCGGAAAAAGATCAAGAGGCGGCATAATCGTGTTGACATGACGGGGTTTTGCGCGTACTTTTCCCACACTGCGCAACTTACCTCCAGCGCACGACCACTTCAAAGCCCAGCCAAAGCTGGGTTTTTTTGTGCACGCGAATGCGAAATGCATCCTTCTGAGGATAGAGGTCAGTGGATGTCGGGCGGGAGCCCGCTGAATTGCACGTGGATAAGATGCGTGCGCTCCTCGTTAGCGTTTTCACCCCAGCCTACCGATGCACCGCCCCCCATCTTTTTTGCCTTGATTGCGAATTCGATGTTTCTGTCTTCTGAGAAAGAAGTGTTTTCCTTCAGCTCCAGGGAAGCCTCGGTGCATCCACCGTGCTCCCTGGCAAACAGAACCGCTTTCCAAGAGGGCTCAAATGCGAGCCAAAAAAAGCTGCTGCGATCTACTTGTGTTGAGGCGTTCCACGGACATCCGTTGAGATTGAATACTCTTGTGTGCGTAGTCGCGGCTGCAACTTGGGTATTGTCCTTGTAGCCTGCTTTCGCCGCAATAATTGGGCCTGCATCTACGGAGCCGCCTGTTTCAAGCCTGTCCCCGTTGCTGGTCGTAGTAATCTTCGTAATGCTGATTCGGATCGCGCCAAGTGAAACCAAAAGCCTGATCAGCTCTGACTCTCTCTCTTCCAAGACATGTGCGTCATAGCTCTCGCTCGGGATGTATAAATTTTCTGTTTCAGTGATAGAAAAGTCTGCAAGGGGATGGCGTCTATACGATTTTCCCGCCATTGGGTGCCCAGGTTGGAACCGATATCCAGCCGCTTTCGCTTGCGTCGGCGAAAATGTTGCTCGTTCCACAAATGCAGCGAGCAACATTTCTTTCTGCGCTCGTGCAGTCTTGTCCTCTCCTTCGTCAGCGCTTAGGAGGCTACCCAACGTTGGGATGCTAGATATAGCAGCCTGGACAATTGAGTTGGGGAGGGGCCAGAGGATGTCCTGAGTAAGAGCAACAGCAAACGACCCTAGCGGATTTCCGCCTGGGTTGCGGCCAACCATAGTGAAGTTTTGAGCTGAGTCGTCTAGCTTCTGTTTAGGTTTTACTAGGTATTCATCAATGATGTGAATGGTGTCAAGCACAATGCAGCTCCAAGTCAGTTTGCGCCCGGCGCTCAGGCTGCCGTGACGCTTTAAAGCAATTCAATTCTGTCGGCACTGAGGGCATGTCGAAGATCATTTTTCGCCAGCTTCTTGAATTCTGTCTGCCTCGATAGGCTGTGTAGTACGGATATTACTAGGCAAACTCTCAACAATATCCTCTTACAACAAGCAGCGCTATTTCAATGTCGATTTTGGTGTGCCGCGTTGGCGCGCAGTGACCTGCACATAGGGAAAACTCATGGATCCTACTGACCTTGGCCCAGGCACAGCTACCTGGCTGGGCGGTAGCGCCACCGTTGTACTGGGCGGCCTGCTTTGGCTGCGCCGCTTCCTTTCCAAGGATGCTACCGACCGCGCAATGGACAGCGCCGATATCGGCACGCTGAAGCGCCTGAACGAGCTGTTGAATCAGGAGCGCGCCGCCCGCAAAGAGGCCGAGGCCCGCGCTGATCAGTTCGCCAAGGAGCGGAACGATCTCGCGGCAGCAGTAGGGCGCATGGAAGGCAAGATCGAGGCCCTGACAAGTCAGGTCGCCCAACTCACTGACCGCGTGACGCAGCAGAGCGACGAGATCACTCGCCTGCGTACCAAGCTGGGAGGTATCGCCTGATGGACAGATGCGCATTGGAATTTATCGCCCGCCGCTGGTGGCGTCGGACTGAGGTCTGGGCCATTGCCGTCGTGCTGGTGGGTGGCGGGTTGGTGCTGGGTTATCAGGCCGCGTACTGGTCGCTAGCCGAAAAGCAGAGCAACCAGGTGCAGGACATCCGCAAGGCCTACGACGCCGCGATGACCGAGCGCGACCGGCTGCTGGAAGAGCTGACCCGCAAGACTGGCACAGCCGCTGACAAGGCCACTAAGGCCGCAACCACTGCGGCCCAGGCCACCGACAAAGCGGACGAAGCCCTCAACCGGGTAACTCAATAAGCCGCGCCACGTTTTCGAATGCGCCCAATCGTGGCGCGGAGTTAGCCAACTATCGTGGCTGGTTCTGGGGTAGCTGTGCGTTCAGTCGGTTGCAAAGCGCTTGGGCTTCAGCCTCGGTATCGAACTCGCCAAGGTAGTCGCCAGTTCGAGTGTCGACAGCCTTGTAACATTTTGCCTGGAGCGGAAGTGGCTCTACCGGTTGGCCTGCTCGCTGACCCTGCACAACAGCTCTGACCCGCGGCCTCTGCTGAGCGATGAATACAATATCCATGGCGTTGGTAACTCTTAATGGGTGATCAGCATCAATACCGGTATCCACCCGGCATTTCAATCCAAGATAGAGGCAACAATGACGACCATTGCTTACAAAGACGGCGTGATCGCCTATGACTCTCGCCAGACCCGCAATAGTGCAATCGTTTCTGACAACGCGCCAAAGTGCCAGGTAGTCGATGGGGTCAGCTTCTTCCTGTCAGGCGCAGTATGCGACGAGAAGGCTTTGATTGCGGCGTACTTCGGGACTGCCTCGCCAGTTCCCGTTGAGTGTTCTGGCTATGTCGTCGATGGGGGCAAGCTGATGATGGTCGGTCATGACGATAAGACAGGCATATGGAAACAGGAGCTTGAACTGTCCAACCCTGACGCCATCGGCAGTGGCGCTGCATATGCCGTGGCTGCAATGGATATGGGCGCAAGCGCAGAAGATGCGGTGAAAGCTGCTATGAAGCGGGATATCTACACGGGCGGCACGATTCGCACGCTGATCATTGATTCGAGTAAGGCGGGGTAGGCGTGCCGCAGGTAAGTGCGGCACGGGTGAATCACTTGGCTTTCAGCGCTTCTTGAATTTGATCGGCGTAACTGGAGAGCTGACCAAATTCATAGTCGAGATTGATTGACGGATGTCCGCTTGCTGCATATCCAGCGATCACTTCAAGTGCGGCCGCTACAGCGTAACGTCGATGATGATCTTCATTGGTTCCGTTGTTTCCAGCGGCCACGATGTTTTTGCCAATCTCTGCCATTTTTAATTCCTCGGTGAGTGATCTTTACCAATACCGGCAACCCGCCACTATTTCAAGTATCAGAGTAAACCCATGACAACCAAGCAACCCGACTGGGAGCGCATTGAACAGCTCTTTCGGGCTGGCTTGCTCTCAGTGCGCGAGATCGCCTCGGCTTGCGGCGTATCTCACACCGCAATCAACAAGCGCTCCAAGCTGGAAGGCTGGGATCGTGACCTCAATGCCAAGATCAAGGCTAAAGCGGATTCGCTGGTTTCCAAGCGGGAGGTTTCCACAAAGGTTTCCACGGAAACACTGGCAACCGAACGTGGAATCGTGGAAGCCAACGCTGAGGTTATTGCTGATATCCGTATGGCTCATCGGACTGACATTGGCCGGTCTCGCAGGCTGGCCAACAAGCTGCTGGATGAGCTGGAATCGCTTACTGATGAGCAGGGGACGATTAAGTCTTTGATCAAGCAGTTCAAGGAAGGCGATCACGAAGATGGTGACGCTATGGCAGATATGTTGGCGCTGGCTAACAAGATTGGCGCGCTACCTTCCCGAACCAAGACCATGAAGGAATTGGCCGAGACACTAAAAACGCTGATTGCTTTGGAGCGCCAAGCCTACGAGCTGGACGCTAAAACTGGCGGCAGCGAAGCCGACGAACTCTCCAAACTTATGGACGAACTTTCTAAGGAAGCCTGACGCATGAAGCCCGAGCACATGAAATTGCTCAGGGACAAGCGCTGGCGCCTTAACAACCTCTACTTCATCACAGACAAAGGGGGCAAGAAGGTTCGCTTCCGGATGACGGACGAGCAGATCGAATACTTCGAGGGGATGCACACCCGCAACATCATCCTGAAGGCTCGGCAACTCGGCTTCACCACTGAGTGCTGCATCATCCAGCTCGACGCTGCATTGTTCGAGTCCGCCAAGTGCGCCCTGATCGCTCACACCCTGAACGACGCCAAACGTCTGTTTCGGGAGAAGGTCAAATATGCCTACGACAACCTTCCTGTTGAGATACGCGCTGCCAACCCTGCTTCTAACGATGCTGCTGGTGAGCTTGTGTTCAGCAAGGGCGGATCGCTCTACGTGTCCACATCCTTCCGGGGCGGGACTCTACGGTATCTGCACGTATCCGAGTTCGGGAAGATCTGCGCCAAGTTTCCCCACAAGGCCCGAGAGATCGTCACCGGCGCCTTCGAGGCTGTCGCCACCGATTGCTTCGTCACGATTGAATCGACGGCGGAGGGCCGGGCAGGCTACTTCTTCGACTACTCGCAGAGCGCGGAGCGGCAGCAACTGGCTGGCGTGCCCCTGGGCTTGCTGGACTGGAAGTTTTTCTTCTTCTCCTGGTGGAAGAACAAGGCCTATTGGCTTGACCCGACCGATGTGGTCATCCCGCAGCGCCTGGCCGACTACTTCAACGAACTGTTCGCGAAGCACGGCATTGACACGAACCCAGGCCAGCGCGCCTGGTACGCGGCCAAGGAGAAGACGCTCGGCGACGACATGAAGCGGGAATACCCGTCTCTGCCGGCTGAGGCCTTCCAGCAGTCGATCGAGGGCGCGTACTACGCCAAACAGTTCACCAAGCTGTATGGCGCTCAGCGCATTGGCCCACTGCCGGACAACAGTCATCTGCCGGTGCACACGGTATGGGATATCGGTGTCGGCGACTCTACGGCCATCTGGTTCGTTCGGATCGTCGGCGAGGAATACCACGTCATCGATTTCTATGAGAACAGCGGCGAAGGCCTGCGGCACTACATGAAGGTGCTCAAGGATCGCAAATACACGTATGGCGATCACTGGGGCCCACACGACATCGACAACCGCGAATTCGGCAGCGACGGCAAGACCCGGCGCGAGCTGGCCCGGGAGGGCTACGAGATCGACGGGCAAAAATACAGCCTCAAGTTCAGCGTTGTTCCAAAGCTCGGCATCGATGAGGGCATTGAGCAGGTTCGGGAGATCCTTCCGGCCTGTGCCTTCGATGAGTCCAAGTGCGAACTGGGTATTTCCTGCCTGGAGAACTACCGAAAGGAGTGGGACGACAAGCGGGGCTGCTGGAAAGACAAACCGCTTCACGACTGGTCATCGCACGGCGCGGACGCCTTCCGCTACTTCGCCGTCTCGATGGGCCGACGCAAACGCACAGGCGGAACACGCCGAATTGGAGGCTTGGCCTGATGCCAGTGCAATCGACAAACCCCGACTACGACGTGCACATCGCCGAGTGGGAAATGATGGACGACGCGCTCGAGGGTGAGTGCGCCGTGAAGCGCAACGAGCGCAACCTACCCAAGCCGAGCGGCATGGTTGAAGCTGAAAAGATCGACGGCCCCGGCAACAAGTACCTGTACCAGAACTACACAGACCGAGCCCAGTACGAGCATTGGGTGCGTGACTCGCTGCGTTCGATGATGGGCCTAGTCTCCCGGCTGATCCCGGAGATTGAGCTGCCTAGCGGCCTGAAAGGGCTGGAGGACAACGCAACAGCGGACGGTTTCGGCCTGAAGCAGCTGTTCTTCCGGATGGTGCGCCAGGCGATCTCCCACGGTCGTGTGCCGCTGGTGGTGAACATCGACGAAAGCGGTGAGCCATACTTCTCGACGTACGCCACACGCAACGCGATCAACTGGGATACTGCTGATCAAGGCGGCCGGCAGGACCTGGTCCTCTCGGTATTTCGCGAGTTTCGCAAGAAGGGCGGCGATCGCTACAGTCATGACTGCGACACGGTTTTCCGTGAATTCTTCATGCTGGGCGAGGTCTGCTACACGGCCGTACGCAACGAGGCTGGCGAGCTGATCGACGACGAACGCCCGCTGGGCACCACCGGTACCGACAACCGTCTCGTCAAAGGCCTGGCCTATTTGCCCGTCATCTACTGCGGCTCGACCGATAATTCACCTGACGTCGACGAGGTGCCGTTGCTCACCATGGCGCGGGCCGCGCTGAAGTCCTACCAGTTGAGCGCTGACTACTTCACCTCGCTGCACCAGACCAGCCACCCGCAGCCGTGGGTCTCTGGTCTGGATGAGGCGGTCGAGTTGAGCGTCACCGGGCCATCGGCGGCTTGGGATCTTGGTCCGAATGGCGAGTGCGGTTACCTGGAGTTCCAAGGCGCCGGCATCGAAGCAGTGCGCAAGGCCATGGATGACCAGAAGAACGCCGCGCTTGAGGCCGGCGCCAAGGTCATGGACGTGGCTGGCACTGAGTCGGGCGAGGCCAGAAAGACGCGCCAGAACGACCAGCACGCGACATTGCACAGCATCGTCATCACGGTCGCCGAGGCAGTGGAACAGGGATTGCGATACGCCGCTGAGTGGAAAGGCTACGACCCCAAGCAGGTCAAGTTCAAGGTAAACCCTGAGTTCGTGACTCCAGTGGTCGATGCCCAAGTACTTGCCGAACTGCTCAAGGGCGTGATGGCTGGCACGATCAGCGCCGACACCTACTGGCAGTACCTCACCACCGGCAAGTTGCCGGACCGCCCATACGACGAAGAGGCCGACCTGATCAGCGATGAGCGCGAGTCGGCCGGCATCAACTTGGACAAAGACGATGCCAACGACAAGCCTGGCGCAGGCGGACAGCCAACTGCTGGAGCAGACGACCCGCCACTCGGTAATGCTGGAGCGACTTAAGGCCGGCGAGGTCAAGAAGTTCGAGAAGTACCTGCGGCAGATCGACAGGCTGGTGCGGGAGCAGTTGACCCGCAAGGAGCTGACCACCTACAGCCGGGACCGCCTTGAGCAGTTCCTGGCTCGGGTGGACGGCAAGCTGCTGGATATCTACAAGGCCTACGGCGACCTGGTGCAGGCCGATCTGGTCGATATCGCGCTGTACGAGTCGAGCTTTGAGGCCAAAAGCCTGAGCAATGCACTGTCCATCGACGCGGTGGTGCCGACCAACACGGTGATCCGTGCGGCGGTGTTCTCCTATCCGCTTCAGGTAAAGGGCATCGACGGCGGGAAGCTGCTGAAGAGCTTCGTCAGCGGCTGGACGCGGACCGAGACGATGCGCGTCACCAACACGATCCGGCTCGGCTTCGGCCAGGGCCAGACCAACGCCCAGATCATTCAGGCGATTCGCGGAACTGCGGCGCAGAACTTCACGGATGGCGTGTTGGCGGTGAGCAACCGCAATGCTGCCGCCGTGGTGCAGACGGCAATCCAGCACGTAGCCACCACGGCACGAATGGAGACGCTGAAGGCCAACAGCGACGTGGTGCTGGGCTACCGTTGGGTGTCTACGCTCGACCGCAAAACCTCGCAGCAATGCAAAGGCTTGGATGGTATGCGCTTCGACCTGGGCAAAGGCCCGCTACCTCCGGCGCACATCTGCTGCCGGTCAACCACGGTGCCGATCACGAAGCTTTCGGAGATGTTCGCCAAGGACGCCACACGCGCCTCGGTGGGCGATAACGGCGGGTCGCAGGTTGAGGCAGGTCAGAACTATTACGAGTGGCTGGCAACGCAACCGGCGAGCTTTCAGGATCATGCTCTCGGGCCGGTCCGGGGCAAGTTGTTCCGCGATGGAGGGCTGACGCCGGAGAAGTTCGCCAAGCTACAGCTCGACAAGTCGTTCAAGCCGCTGACTCTGGCGCAGCTTAAGGAAGCCGAACCTGACATGTTCATCCGCGCAGGCGTTACACTCGGCGCTCAACCAGGTTGAGATAGCACATGCAGATCATCGTTGAGGACGGGAAGGGCAGCCCAGACGCGAATAGCTTCGTGCCGCTGGAGAAGCTGACCTTCTACCGCGACTACTACGGGTTCCGGATACCTGAAGCTGAGACTGAGCAGGTCGAATTGTTGCTGCGCGCAGCCGCCGACATCAATGCTCGCCATTGGAAGGGGCGAAAGGCCAATCCTAAACAGGCAATGGCCTGGCCCCGGCGTGACTGCAAGATCGAATACCAGACGCTTTCGGAGACATTCGTGCCCTTTGAGCTTGAGTGGGGTCAGGTGCGGCTGGCGGTCGAACTTTACGCCGCTGAGCAGGGCTGCCAGATCGAAGAGCCGACTCACTGTACCGAGCCGAACGGGCGGCGGACTCTATTGAATCGAGATACGCCAGGCCTGCGTATGCGACCGCCGCCGTACGCGCCGAGCAGGACACAGTTCGCCGACTACCTGGTCATGCGGGGGCTTTCGATAGTCCGATAAACCACAGAATTCACACCAAGCCGCCCAATGGGCGGTTTTTTTATGCCCGTCAGGCGGGCCAACCAAGTCCCCAGGGGATACCTATGCCATTTGAATTTGACCCGGCCGCCGCTGGCCTCACCCTCGACGCAACTCAGACCGCAGCCCTTCAGGAGGCGCTAGTCGGAAAGGTTCAGGAGTATCTGGACAAGGAAGTAACCGGCCTCAAGTCCAAGAACCAGGAGTTGCTGGGCTCGAACCGGACCATCAAAACCGAACTGGACAAGCTGAAGGGGCAGTTCGAAGGCCTGGACATCGAAGCGGTCAAGGGGCTGCTTGCGAAGGTTGGCCAGGACGAAGAAACCAAGCTCATCGCTGAAGGCAAGCTGGACGAGGTGATCACTCGCCGCACCGAGCGCCTGCGCAGCGACTACGACACCAAGCTGAGCGCCGAGAAGACTCGCGCCGATAAGGCCGAGCAATTCGCCGCCAAGTACAGCGACAAGGTGCTGGCCGATTCCATCCGCGCTGCTGCCATCAAGGCCGGCGCGCTCCCCGAGGCTGCCGAGGACATCATCCTGCGCGCCCGGGGCACTTTCAAACTCAGTGAAGACGGCGAGGCAATTGCCACCGACCGTGACGGCGAGGTCGTGTACGGGAAAGACGGGAAAACCCCGCTGTCGCCGCTCGAATGGGCGGAATCTCTGCGTGAAACAGCAACGCACCTGTGGCCAAGGGCTCAGGGCGCCGGGCAGACCGGCGACAACGGTGGCAAGGCCACGAAAAAGTGGGGCGAGTACACGGAAACCGAACGCGCTGCGATCGCCCGTGACAATCCCGATCTCTTCAAGAAAATCCAGGCCACCAAAGGAACCTAATCCATGCCAACTACCCAATTGACCGACATCTTCGTCGGCGACTACTACGCCTCCCTGGCACCGGTTAACAGCCCGGAAAAGACCGCTGTGTACGAGTCGGGCATCGTGACTCGATCGCCCGTGCTGGACGCGATCGCCTCCGGCAGCCAGGGCACCGCCGAGATCAGCTACTGGCAGGATCTCAACGCCGATGAAGCGCCGAACATCAGCAACGACGACCCGGACGACCAAGGCGAAGTCGGTAAGGTCACCCAAGACAGCATGCGTGCCCGCGTCCTGTACCTCAACAAAGGCTATGGCGTCACCGACCTGACCGCTGAGCTGGCGAACACCGAGCCTCAGCAGCAAATTCGTAACCGTTTTGGCACCTACTGGACACGCCAGTGGCAGCGTTACACCTTGGGCGCGGCTCGCGGCATCATCGCCTCGAACATCGCCAACAACGGCGGTGACATGGTCATCGATGCGGGTGCGACCATCAGCGCGAACGCCTTCCAGGATGCCGCCTTCACCGCCGGCGATGCTGCTGACCAGTTCGGCGCGATCGGCGTGCACTCGGTGGTGATGAACCAGATGGTCAAGCAAGACCTCATCGAGTACCTGCGTGACTCCGACGGCAAGATCATTCTGGCCACCTATCTGGGTAAGCCGGTGTTCATGGACGATGCTCTGGTGTATGGCGCGGGCAAGTACCTGTCCGTGTTCTTCGGCCAGGGCGCGTTCGGTTACGGCGAAGGCACGCCCAAGGTTCCGGTAGAACTGGAGCGTAAGCCTGGCGGCGGTAATGGCGGCGGTGCCGAAGTGCTGTGGGAGCGGAAGACTTACATCCTCCAGCCTGCCGGCTTCAGCTGGAAGGGCTCTGAGGCTCAGAACCTCAGCCCGACCTCGACTCAGTACGCAGCTGCTGCGAACTGGCAGCGCGTGTTCAGCCGCAAGCAGGTTCCGTTCGCCGCTGTGATCAGCGGTACCACCACGCCGTAATTCGGCCCACACAGCCTGGCGCCCGTATGGCGCCGGGATGCTTTTGAGGTGACTTATGAAAGTGATCTACACGGACAAGCCTGGCAAAGAGCGCGGCGTGTGCTACCGCCTGCTGAGCGAGTTTTTCGGCGTCATCGGCTCCGCGACCGAGGTGGTCGTTGATGGCGATGCACCGGATATCTTCGATGCTTACCAGGCTGCCGGCATCAAGGTTTCCGACGGCAAGGAGCGGGAAGTCCCTGAAACCGACCATCTCAAAATGAAGGTCCCCGAGCTGAAAGAGTGGCTGACCGCCAAGCAGATCGCCTTCGACCCGACCGCCAAGAAAGAAGACCTGCAGGCCCTGGTGCCTGCGGAATAAGGACAAGCATATGACCGATTTCATCACTGTTGCCGATGTTGACGCCCAGCTCGGTCCTGACTGGGCCGGCACCGGTGATCCGGTCCTTGCTGTGACCATGGCCAATGCCTGGCTCACGGCCAAGATTAAGCGGGCTGTTCCCGATCCGGTCCCGGCCGAGATCAAAACAGCCGGCGCCCAGGTCGCCAAAGAGGCGGCGGCGGGCAAGCTGTACACAGCAACGCAGAAGGAAGTGCAGAGCAAGACGGTATCGGCCCAGTCCGGCACGTCTGTGAGCAAGACCTACGTGGCTGGCTCTACCGATCAATCGGCGAGCGTGAGCTTCGCCTTGGCCCTGCTGGAGCCGTGGAGAAAGCGCACTGGCGTTCTGATGCTGAAAAGAATTTGATTCCAGGACTTCAGTTACGCCATTTCTGGTTTAGCGCATCATCGAACCACTGCTCGGCATCATATAAGGATCCCATCCTGCTCCTGAAATCCAGATAGTGGCCTTGCCCGTTTTGTTTGAGCCAATTGACGAATTCACTGAAAGATGGATGCCATCCTACTGGCTGATTCTGTGTTCCTGCCCATTCCCGCGCAAGGGTGGGGATAGCCGCTTTGCATTCCGGTCTTTTCATCATCAAATCCTTTGTTAGTTATCGAGAGTATTGCATATGGGCATGCGCGAAGAGATCCAGGCCGAGCTGGCCGAATCCCTTGACGATCCCGAAGGGCTCGCCGACGCGGTTACATCAGTGACCGGTATTCGCAAGGTTGCGGGCGAGTATGACCCTGACCTGGGCGGTGAAATGCCGGAGACCACAGTCATGTACGCCGGACGCGGTGTTCTGGGCAGCTACCTGTCCAAGGAGATCGACGGCTCCCTGATCCAGACCACCGACAAAAAGCTGCTGGTGCTGCAAAACGAGCTATTCGTGTCAGAGGGCGGCGTGTCGACGGCGTTACCGGCAGTCCCTGCTATTGGCGATATCGTCAACGGCCTGCGCGTTATGAACGTATCCGCCGATCCGGTCGATGCGACGTGGACAGCTCAACTGAGGACGTGACATGGCAAGTAAAGGCGCCGGCCAGTCCGGCAGCTTCGCCCTGAGCCTGGTCGCGTTCGCCGCCCAGGCCAGTGAAGCCATTGACGCAAGCCTGCGCGAGATCATCATCGAGGTCGGTAGCAGCCTGATTCGCATGTCTCCCGTGGGTAACCCGGAGATCTGGGCGCAGAACGCTGTGGCGACCCAATACAACAAGGCCGTCGATGACCACAACAGCGCACTGCGGAGCGATCCTGCCAACCTCACAAAGGCTGGCAGGCTAAGGCCGGGGCGCAAGGTGCACGACGGCATGGACATCGTCGCACCGGCAGGCTACGTCGGCGGCCGGTTCCGCGGTAACTGGATGTTCAGTATCGGCACACCGAACAACGCCACGACAGAAGAGGTGGACCCGACGGGCACCAAGTCAACAGCGCGTATCGCTGCCGGCGCAATCGAATTCAAGGCGGGCGACACCTGCTACATCACCAACAGTCTCGGCTATGCGATCCCGCTTGAGTTCGGCCATTCCAACCAGGCCCCCGGCGGCATGGTCAGAGTTACCGTGGCTCGCTTTCAGCAGATCGTGCTGGAGGCCATCAGGAACAACCAGGTATGAGTCACGCAATTATCGCTTCGATCTACGAGGCAAAGCTCATCGCCTGGAACGCTGCCCGGGCGCAGAAGCTGAAGATCGTCTTTGAAAACACGGCATATACACCGGCGGCGGGAGAAACCTACCTTCGCGCGTTCATGATCCCGGGCGATACCGCGAGTAATACCCTCGGCGGTGATCACCGGCTGTACACTGGCGTATTTCAAGTAAGCATCATTGCCCCGGCGGGCACAGGGAAGACCGAAACCAATCCACTGGCGTCTGAGCTGACGAGCTTATTTCCGCTCTATGCCAGAAGCACGAAGGGCGAAGTTACGGTGATCAACATGTCGCCTGTAGATCCGGGCCCAGGCATCACGGGCGATTCCGTTTACACGGTTTCTGTTTCTTTTTCGTATCGCGCCGATACCAACTAATCCCGCCCATTGGGCAAACCCCGAACCCGCCTTGAGCGGGTTTTGTCATTTCTGAGAGAGGTAAAAGCCATGGGCTACAAACTCCCCAACGGCGGTACGTTCCAGCATGCCGCTACCTATGCCGCGGCACTGACGTTCACTGCGATCAGCAACGCTACTGAAGCCGTGGCCACGGTCGCAGACGCCGATTTGGAGGTGGGCGATATCGTGCTGGTTGAGTCCGGCTGGAGCACCCTCAATGGGCGTGTTGTACGTGTTAAGGCCGCAACAGCGGTGTCGATCACTCTTGAGGATATCGATACCTCGGACACGCAAAGCTTCCCCGCAGGCTCAGGCGGCGGAACCCTGAAGAAGATCGAAACGTGGGTGCAGATTCCGCAAATCACAGACGTGGCGTTTTCCGGCGGCGAGCAGCAGTACACGGACGTGGTTTTTCTGGAAGACAAACAAGGTCGTCAAGTGCCAACCGACAAGTCGGCAGCCAGCATGGCATTGACCATTGCCGATGACCCGGGCAAGCCATTCGTGAAAGTACTGGAGGCCGCTGACGCAGGTCGTAAGGTGGAAGCTGCGCGCCTGAACCTGCCCGGCAATGACACCATTTTCTACGGTGCCTATACCTCGTTTTCCAAGCAGCCGACGGTCTCGCGCAACAACGTGCTGACCCGCACCGTTAACCTGGCTTTGCAGGCCGAACCGACCCGTTATCTGGTGTAAGGAGCACTCATGGCCAAGTTCAAAATTCAGCAAAACCCCACATTTAAGGTCACCGTTGAAATCCCTCGAGTTGGCGCTGAGCCCGACAAGGTACCTTTCGAGTTCAAGTACCGAGACCGCAAGGCCTTGGCTGCATTGTTCCTGTCGTGGCAGGAGGCTTTCAAGGCGGATGAGGTGCGCTTCAAGGAAATGGGCGCCGAGCTGACCATCGTTGCTCTGACGGAAGCCAATATCGAGCACCAGGTGAGCCAGGTCGAAGCCTTGGTTGTTGACTGGGGCTATGACGTCAAGCTCAGCCAGGAATCCATTCGGGCGCTGGTGGAAACGTCAGCGGGCGCTGGGGATGCAATCGTTAAAGCCTATCAGGGTGCATTCGAGGCAGCACGCCTGGGAAACTGATCGAGGTCGGTCGCGCACTGTACGAACCTTCGGCGTCATCCGAGCAGCTCAGTCTGTTCGGTCTGACCTCGACAGACTACGACGACACCGTCGAAGTCTGGCCAGATAACTGGCAGGCATTCCGGCTTTTTGAAGCGCTGTCGACGCAGTGGCGCACCGGCGCGTGCGGGGCTACCGGCCTTGATTATTCGGCGATCTACGACACCGCCAGCCTCTCGGGCTTTACCAAAAAAAACACGATCAAACTCTTCCCTGACCTTCGGGTTTTGGAAGCCGAAGCCATGCTCGTCATGTCTGAGCAAATGAATAAAGGATGACGGCATGAGTGGCGATATTGCGAGCCTTGGAATTGCCGTGCAGACCGGCGATGTCACCAAGGCCAGTACAGAGCTTGAAAAGCTCGTTCAAGCAGGCGAAAAAGCCGAAAAAGCAGCAGAAGGCATCAGCGAGGGTTTCGGCAAGGCCTCGGCGGCGGCTTCTGGCTTGGCGGGCGCTGAAACCAAGCTGGCTGAAACCACGGAGGATGCCAAGGCTCGCCTGCTTGCCATGGCCAAGGCATCCCTGGACTCAAGCGAGTACCTGAAGAGCCTCGCTTCCAGCGTGAACTCCAGCACCTCCGCCATGGACGCGGCTCGGGCCACAACCACCGATTTCGCGGCGCTCAATCGACGGCTTAAGGCGGATGCCGATGCTCTGGTCGGGACTGTTGAGCAACAAGCCCAATCCACTCGCCAAGCGGCGGCAGCCACCGGCGTTCAGGCCGATGGTTTGGCTAAGCTGCTGGGTCAGATCAACCCGGCTGTTGCGGCACTGGCGCGCCTCGATGAGCAGCAGGCCAAGCTGGAGCAATATCGCAAGACCGGGTTGATTGATGCGGAAACCTTCAAGGACTATTCGGCCCGTATTGATTCCACGCGCAAGAGCTTGAGCGGTTTTGACGATGGTCTGTCGAAAACGGGCATCAGTGCCAGGCAAACCGAACAAGCGCTGCGCCAACTGCCTGCGCAATTCACTGACATCTTCACCAGCCTGGCTGGGGGTCAGAACCCGCTGATGGTGCTGATTCAGCAGGGCGGTCAGATCAAAGACTCGTTCGGCGGGGTTGATAACACCCTAACGGCATTGAGGGACAAGTTCCGATCTCTGTTCTCGGGTGGAGAGGGTGTTGCTGACTTAGGGGCTTCGCTGGCTGGCGCAGCGGCAAACTCCCAAGACTTGGCAGAAAGCGCAGGCGAGGCGGGCGACAGCCTTTCCGATCTGGCAGAAAGCTCGAACACCGCCGCCGAAGCGGCTGAAAATGCCCAGCGCGCGGTAGGTGCGATTCGGCCTGTGGTTAGTGCAGCATCACTCGGTTTTGTCGGCATGACGGCAGTGATAGCGGGCGCAGCCGCGGCGTTGGGTATTCTGATTTATGGCTACTACCAAGGAAGCAAAGAGGCCGACGAATACAACAAATCTTTGGTGTTGACTGGCAATTATGCCGGTACCAGTGCTGATCAACTGGCAGATTTGGCCCGACAAATCAGCGCAACAAATGGTACTACCAGCGAGGCTGCTGTATCACTTGCCAAGCTGGCGAGTAGCGGGGTGATTGCAAAAAGTAGCTTCAAGGGAATAGCCGATGCTGCCGCTGCGATGGAAGACGCCACTGGAAAGTCTGTCGACGCGACAATTGCTGAATTTATAAAAATCGCCAAAGATCCTGTGGCAGCTGCTAAGGAACTCAATGATCAGTATCACTTTCTGACTGCTTCGGTTTATTCGCAAATTGTGGCGCTCAAGGAGCAAGGCAATACCACAGCTGCTGCTGACCTTCTTACCAAGAGCTACGCGGAAACCGTTCAGGAACGGTCACAACAGATAACTGACAATCTCGGAACCATAGAGCGAGCATGGAAAGGCATCAAAGATGCTGCCGCTGGTGCGCTTGATGCAACGCTCAACGTCGGTCGCGCACTTACGATGGAGCAGCGAGCTCAAGAAATCCGAGACCGCCTTGCCACCAATAAGGGACGCGGAGGACGAGCAGCATCGCTTGGTATTGAGACCAGAGACATTGCTAATGATCAGCGTGAGCTGGCTTATCTCGAGCTTCAAATTGATGCGGAGAAATCCAAAAACAGCTATCTCGGCGAGCGAAACCGAATACAAAAAGAAGGTATAGATGCCGGGCAGCGGCTGAAGCAAATTAGTGATGCCAGCCTTACAAATGCAGAAAAGCGCGACAAACTCACCAAGGCTTATCTGCGTGATGTAGAAGTGCTGAAGAAGGCCAATCCGGACGATCCTCTGGTCCAGGCAGAGTTTGTGGCTAAATCCCTTCAGAACATCAAAGATAAGTACAAAGACCCGAAAGTCCCAAAAGGAGCGGTCGGCGCCGTAGACCTGACGGAGTTCAACGCCTCTCAAAACGCTATCAAAACAATCCTCGCCGAGTACACCAACGCCCAAAAGGAGTTGGATGCACTGCAAAAGGCTGGCTTGGTTTCGCAGGAAGAGTACGGCTGGAAGCGCGCAGGCCTGATCGGCAATGAGAAAGACGAAATCACCGCGGCGTATGAGGCCGAGATAGCAGCGCTTGAGTCGGCCAAGGCCAGAAAGACCACTTCAGCCGCGCAAGCGGTCGAACTGGACAAGAAGATCGCCGATGCTCGCACCGATATGGTTAAGGCCCAGCAGGACGCTGACAGCCAGTTAAAAGTATTGGCAATCAATCAAGAGGGGCGCCTTAAAAAGCAAACCTTGGCAATCAGTAACTACACCGATGCGCTGAGTCGGCAGAATCAAGCGTTGCAGCAGGCGGGGCAGCAGGCCGCGCTCGGCGTTGGTCAGGGTGACCGTCAAAACGCCCTCAACGGTGAGCTGAATGGCATTGCTGACCAAGCCAACCAGCAGCGCCTGGATCTGGCCCGGGATAAAGCCGACGCCGCGCGCAACATGAGTGCGGACGAGTACAACCAGAAGCTCGCAGCCATCAATAAAAGCGAATCCGACCTTGCGCAGACCACGCTCAGCAATTATGAGCAGATGTCGGCCGCTCAAAGTGATTGGCGCAACGGGGCAACGGCTGCTTTCCAGAACTACATGGACAGTGCCCGGGATGTGGCAGGGCAAACAAAAAGCCTGTTCAGCAACGCGTTCAGCTCGATGGAAGATGCGGTCGTTAACTTCGCCATGACCGGGAAGCTTTCGTTTGCGGACTTCACCAAGTCGATTTTGGCGGACATGGCGCGCATTGCATCACGGCAGGCAGCTTCAGGGATTCTCAGCTCTCTGGTAGGGGTTGGCGTCTCGGCGGCTGGCGCATATTTCGGTGGTGGTACTGCATCCGCAGGATCTACGCAGGGCGGATACAGTCCTGAAATCATGGACGGTTGGTCAGGTATCCAGCAGGCCAAAGGCGGTGCTTGGGATGCGGGCGTACAGATGTTTGCTGATGGCGGCGCCTTCACTAACTCCATCGTTAGCAAACCGACCGCGTTCGGTATGACCAACGGCAAAACCGGGGTCATGGGTGAAGCAGGCGAAGAGGCCATCATGCCGCTGACTCGTACCGCTAGCGGCAAGCTGGGCGTAATGGCGGTTGGTGGCGGTGGAGGGACCTCCCTGAGCTTGAGCATGCCTTTGATGGTGATGACCGACGAAGAGTCAGGCCGCCCGGAAGGGGCTGAACTCGACACCGAAGCTTTTCAGCGAAACATGCAAGACCGGATGCGTGTCGTTGCCAGAGAGGAAATCGCCAAGTCGTGGCGCCAAGGCGAGGTCAGCAGCCGAAACGTAAAAGGATGATTTATGGCAATCGAAACATTCACCTGGCAAACCGAAAAGGGCGAAGGCGAGATCAAACAGCGCGTGCGCACCAAGCAATTCGGCGACGGCTACGCGCAGACGACTACGGACGGGATCAACAACAAATCCCAGTCTTGGCCGTTTATGCACACCGGCCCCAAGGACAGAATTAAGGCCATTATGGCGTTTCTGGATCGGCACCAAGGGGCGAAAGCCTTCCTCTGGACGCCGCCACTGGGCGAGCTGGGTCTTTACAAGTGCAACGGTTACAAGCCTTCACCCCGCGGCGGGCTGACCTACTCCCTGTCGGCCACCTTCGAGCAAGTGTTTCACCCCTAAGGTAATCCTCACATGGCATTAATCACGGACATCCAGAAACTGGAGCCCGGCGGCGAAATTCGCCTGTATGAAATCGACGGCACGGAATACGGCGCGGATTACCTGCGATTCCATGGGCATGCAATCCCGCATACTCCGGATGAATTGCTGGCCTATCAAGGCTCCGACGAAGATCTGCCTGCCAAGTCGATTTTCTGGCAGGGCAACGAATACGCTGCGTGGCCCGTGAACATTGAAGGCCTTGGCTCTGACAGCGACGGCACAGCTACTCGGCCAACGTTCATAGCAGGCAACATCAACGGTCGGGTGACGGCGCTGTGTTTGGCCTTCGAAGACCTGCTCAAGTTCAAGCTCACCGTGCGCGAGACATTGGCGCAGTACCTGGATGCCGAGAACTTCCCCGAAGGCAATCCCACGGCCGACCCCACGCAAGAAGCACTGGAAATCTGGTTTATCGACCAGAAAACCAGCGAGGACGGCGAGGCCGTGGTCTGGGAGCTGTCCTCCCCGGGCGAGATCGATAACCACGGTCTGCCAGGGCGCCAAATGACAACGTTTTGCCACTGGGCCATGACGGGGGGCTACAGGGGCCCTGACTGTAACTACACGGGGACAGCGATGTTTGATGACGAAGACAATCCTACAGATGATCCAGCGAAGGACATCTGCAAAGGCTGCCTGTCGTCCTGCAAGTTGCGCTTCGGCGAAAACGAAGAGCTTCCTCACGGTGGATTCCCCGCTGTATCTCTGATAGCCCGGAGCTGATCATGCGCAAACACATACTGAGTGCGATTACTGCGCACGCGGCTGCTGAGTACCCCAAAGAAAGCTGCGGCCTGCTGCTGGCAATTGGGCGCAAGCAGCAGTACTTCCCGTGCCGAAACATTTCCAGCGAGCCAAACGAAGAGTTTCGCCTTGAGCCTGAGGACTACGCCGCTGCGGAAGACTTGGGGGAGGTTATAGGCATTGTTCACTCCCACCCGGACGCAACCAGTCGGCCGTCAGCACACGATCTGGCCATGTGCGAGGCCACGGCCTTGCCTTGGCACATTCTGAGCTGGCCGGAGGGGGATTTACGTTCGATTACACCGACTGGCAGCACGCCACTGCTCAAGCGCCCGTTCGTTCATGGGGCGTGGGACTGCTGGGAGGCATGCGCTGATTGGTACAAGCGCGAGTGGGGGTTGGAGTTCGAGGCCTTCAAACGCGAGGACGGCTGGTGGGAGAGTGCGGAGAGCAAGAGTCTTTATGAGGCCAATTACGAGGCTTCGGGTTTTGTGCGGGTCGATCAGCCACAGCGCGGCGACTTGATAGTTATGGCGATTGGGCGAACTGCTCACCCGAACCATGCCGGGATTTACCTGGGTACCGACCCCGCGTTGCCCGGCGAAGATTCCGACACGTTCGGGCCAGGCCCGTTCCTGCTGCACCACCTGTACGGCAGGCCGTCGGAAATCATCGTCTTCGGCGGCCCCTGGCATGACCGGACGCGCCTGATCCTCAGGCACAAAGACTCTCAAGCCAAATTGCCCAGCGAATAAATCGAAAAACCGTCTTTCGTTAGATGAGTGACCTCAGTCGTGCCGCCTATGTAAACACGATCCCTAGGCTTTTCGTCCTCCTGTCGCGACTGTGCACGCATGATGTCGGGCGCACACGCAGGAAACGAATTCCAGTCAATTCCCGCTTTGTCTACAAGCTCTGGCTTTACACCAAGCCCATAATCCAAACGCTCGGATTTGAAGTCCGACCCAGAACGGTAAGCGAATCCATGGACTTTTCCAGAGTCGTCGGAAATCCCGAAGTGATAGATCGTTGCAGATTGGTCGCGGAGGGCGGGGAGATGGCGATCCAGTTCGCTCCAGAGGGCCTGAAGCTCTTGGGGCGCATGAGCATCGACCGCATCTACATCGAGGGCAAAACCTTGGTTATTCACAAGGCCGACCCAGCGGCTGAAAAGCAGGGCGGAGCCTGTCGCTGCGATGACCATGCGCATGTGCGGGATGGCGATAGCTTTACTCACGTATCCTGGGGGCGTATCGACGGAATAATGTAAAAGCGTATCCGTGGCCACAATCGCTTCGTTTTCATCCGTGTAGAACAGTAGTGACGACATAGGGCCTCCTGACAAGCGTTTGAGTGGGCGGAGGCTACTATCGCGGGATGACAAGGAGTTACTGAGGATTCGTACACCTGGTTATGCGTCCGCTTGGAAGGCCAGCGACGCGCTTGCCTTTCCTTGAAGTGGCAGTAACTGACGTTTCTATACGGAGGTCAATACCCGGCAAACTACACGCCTGCCGGGTTCAAGCGCGTTTAAGGCATTAAGACCGAGTCGGCAACGTGGATTACGCCGTTGGACTGCATAACGTCTGCGATGCTGATCCCAGCCTTACCACCCTTGGCATCTACTACCCAAAGCTTACCGTCATGCAGCTTGATGTTTAGCGATTCACCTTGAACCGTTTTCAGCACCACAGTGCCGCCATTCTTTTTAGCCTCTGCCATTAGCTGCGCCGATGTGTGAGTGCCAGGCACGACGTGGTAGGTCAGGATTTTCGTCATGTCTGCTTTGTGCTCAGGCTTGACCAGTGTATCGACGGTCCCGGCTGGCAGCTTGGCAAAGGCTTCGTTCGTCGGGGCGAATACAGTGAAAGGGCCTTTGCTGTTAAGCGTATCGACTAATCCAGCAGCCTTGACTGCAGCTACCAGCGTCGTGTGGTCCTTCGAATTGACCGCGTTCTCGACAATGGTTTTGCTTGGGTACATGGCTGCACCTCCGACCATCACTGTATCGGCGGCAAAGCTGAGCGTGGCAGTGACGGAGAGGATCGCGAAGCAGGCTGCAGCAGCAAATTTTTTGTAAAAAGCGTGCATGATGTATCTCCTTGGCTCTTATGCTCTCCGAGTGAGGGTATTGAATCTACGAGCCAGAAACCAAACCGGATGCACTAATTCACGAAATAATTTTTACGGGCGACTTGCGCCTACTCACGCCTGTTGTTTGATGCCGCTGGCATTCCAACCACTCTGGACGCCTGGACAGGCTGCTCACGGATAAGCTATAGCTTGATCCAAGTTTTGTGAATGGTGTGTTGGAGAAACTGACTTGAGGTAAATAGTCATAAAGCGACGACTAGGCAGTGCTGAGCAGTTTCAGCTAAATTTCTAGCTGACATCTACCTAGATATGAGTTTTAATGATCGAAAGTGATTTGCAGCGGACCAAGCGCAAGGTATGCGTTTGTGTTCGTACATTCACTCTGTCATGACTTTTTGCTTCCCAACCGGCCGTTCCTCGGTCGATTCGTAATCATTAATTGCGATTTGGTGGATAACCTGATGAAAGCACGCCCACGTAGTGAGCGTAGACCCCGTCCAGAATTGCTGAACGACGCAGTTCTGACCCTAGCAGCTGAGCGTGGCCATGCTCGTTTGGTCGCCATGGGGCGTAAGCAAGAAAAGGAATGAGGCCAGTCGTCATTTCGACGTCTCTAAAAGTGGACTTGGGAACGGAATCCTCTCTGGCACTAGCTTCTGAATTTAAGCTGTACAAAGCAGGACAGACGTATCTTGGCGAATTTTTTGGTAAAGACGTCCAGTTTATCAAGCCTAAACCCGTGGTTGACCAAGAGCTTTGGCACATTCATATGGAAACGTCGCTTGTCACCAGTCAATGGGACAAGCTAGCGGAGCGGAGGGCTGATCAAGATCGATTTACGTCTGATCGGATCCTTGTTTACACGATGCTTGGCGATTTCCATTTACAACCATTTTTGCTTGTGACGATCCTTGATCCTGGACATGAGAAAATGAAGGATGCAACCTTCATGAGAAGTCTGGCCGATTTAACTGAACAAGAGCGAAAGGCATACTCTACAGCTTGCGCCAATGACAATTGGATCGTTGCCTAGCTACTACAAGCCCAGCAGAGATGCTGGGCTTTTTGCATCTCGGCCATCAGTGCTACAGTCCCGCCAAACCAAAGAGGGAACGATATGCGAATTTTGATAGGGGCGTTGGTGGTGGGGTTGTTGGCCGGGTGTTCGACCCCTGGTGACCTAAAAAGCGGGAATCCGAGCATCAGCGCATCATCGTCGAAAGCACCGAAGCAATATGCCCTTTGCGTGATGCCTAAATGGCAAGATGCCCGCACAGGAGCCACGATGTCTGAAACTGAGACCGGCTACAGGCTGATCGTTGCTACCGACACGACCGCCGAGGAACTCCTCGAAGTTAATCGCTCTCAGGCCGGTAGTAACGTGGCGCTGTACCAGCGATTGTCTTGGGCCCCCGGCTACGGTCGAGCAGCTATCGAGAAGGCCGTCCGCGATTGCCTATAAGCGATCAACAACAATATCAAGCCGCCTCCGGGCGGTTTTTTTACGCCTGGAGTTATCAATGTCCGCATTTGCAATCGAATACCAGCCGCTTACCACTATCCGTCTTTTTGGACAGTTGCGTAGCTTTGGAAAATCCTACCGGCTATCCGTCCGAACTCCTGCCGAGGCCATTAAGGCGCTTTGCGTCCAGCTTCCGGGGTTTGAGCTGTTCATTTCAAATGCGAAGTCCAGGGGGTTGGAGTTCGCGGTGTTCCGAGGCAAGAAAAACATAAGCGAAAGCGAGATTGGGTATCAGGGGGAGGGCGATATCATCATCGCTCCAGTCATAACCGGCAGTAAGCGGGCCGGGATTCTTCAAACGGTTGTTGGTGTTGTGCTGCTGGCCATTTCGTACGTCTTTCCGGTCACCGCGCCTTATCTGGCTCCTGCAGGCATTGGTCTCGTAGCCGGCGGCGTCATCCAGATGCTCAGCCCTCAAGCGGGCGGCCTTAAAACCAGCGCAGCGCCCGAAAACACCCCCGGCTACGCCTTCGGTAGTGCCAAAAACACCACAGCTTCCGGCAACCCGGTCTCACTGTGCTACGGCCGCAGACGCTGGGGCGGCGCGATCATCAGTGCTGCGATTTACGCCGAAGATCAGATGTAGAAACCACCGAATGCCGCACCGCCAATTGGCGGTTTTTTTTCGCCTGGAGGAAAGCATGGGCGCAGCACAGTTAATTGATATCCACGGCGCCAAGGGCGGATCAGATAAGCCGAAGACGCCAACAGAAGCACCTGACAGCCTGCGCTCAATCGCCTTGGCCAAGATGCTGATTGCAGTCGGCGAGGGTGAGTTCGACGGCACACCAACAGCTCGCAACATTTTCCTCGACAACACCCCGCTGCAAGATGAACAGGGTAACTACAACTTCCCTAACGTGAAGTGGGAGTGGCGCACCGGTTCTGTTGAGCAGCCGTACATCCGCGGCATTCCTTCGGTCGAAAACGAAACAACTTTAGGCATCGAGTTGCGCAGCGGGACCCCGTGGGTTCGAGCGATCAGCAACACTCAGCTTTCTGCTGTACGCGTGCGCTTCGCGTGGCCAGCCTTGCAGGCAGTGGATGAGAGTAACAACATTAACGGCTATCGAATCGAGTACAAGATCGAGGTGGCTACAGACGGCGGCGCTTACAAAGAGGTTTTAAGCGAGGCTGTAGACGGAAAGACCACCAGCACTTATGAGCGTACACGCCGCGTTGATCTGCCCAAGGCGGCAACGGGTTGGTTGCTGAAAATCACCCGTTTAACTGCAAACCAAGGCAACAACAAAATCGCCGACACGATGCAGATCGCGGGCTTCACCGAAGTCATTGACGCCAAACTGCGCTACCCCAATACAGCGCTGCTCTACATCGAATTCTCTGCTGAGCAGTTCCGTAACATCCCGGCAGTCACGACCGAATGTGACGCACGCAAGATATCGGTACCGAGCAATTACGACCCGCGCAATAAGTCCTATACCGGGATCTGGGACGGAACCTTCAAGCAAGCCTGGACCGATAACCCGGTTTGGATGACCTACGACATCACCGTCAATGACCGCTTCGGTCTCGGCCGCCGGATTAAGCCGTGGCAAGTCGATAAGTGGGAGTTGTACCGCATTGCTCAGTACTGCGACCAGTTGGTCCCGGATGGAAAAGGCGGTACGGAGCCGCGCTTTATCTGCAACCTCAACTTACAAGGCAAAGCCGACGCCTGGACGCTTTTGCGAGACATCTCCGCGATTTATCGCGGCATGACCTATTGGGCGCAAGGGCAAGTGTTCTCGCTGTCTGATATGCCACGCGCCACTGACTTCGACTTCGCCTACACCCGTGCCAACGTGATCGACGGCAAATTCTCGTACGGCAGTGCCTCTGAGCGAACACGCTACAGCCGCGCACTTATCAGCTACGACAACCCGGCCAACAACTACGACACCGATGTCACGGCAGTCACCGACAGCAAACTGCAACGCCGCTATGGCGACAACCCGCTGGAGATCAGCGCTATTGGTTGCACCCGCGAGTCTGAGGCTCAGCGTCGTGGAAAGTGGGCGCTGCTGACCAATGCAAAGGATCGCACCGTTTCTTTTCGAACGGGCTTGGCCGGTCGTATCCCGCTGCCTGGGTATGTGATTCCGATTGCGGATGAGTTGATCGCGGGGCGGCCGGTGGGCGGGCTTGTGTCCGCAGTCAAAGGGAAGGTCATCACCCTGGACCGTGACACCTCGGCCAAACCGGGCGATCGCCTAATTGTGAATTTGCCGGACGGCAAATGCGAAGGCCGTACTATCCAACTGGTGAGCGGCCGAAAGGTCACGGTAACCACGGATTATTCCGTCGCGCCCGAGCCTGAGCTGGTGTGGTGCCTGGACGCGTCTGATTTGGCGGTACCGCTGTATCGTGTCACCAGCGTGTCACGGCCCGAGCCAGGCGTTTATGAAATTACCGCTGTGCAGTACGACCCAGGCAAATTTGCGCACATCGACACCGGTGCGCGTTTGGAAGAACGCCCCATCAGCGTAATCCCGATTACCGTCGTGCCAGCGCCGGCGAGCGTTACGCTCACGTCCAACTCAACCGTCGCCCAGGGCTTGGCGGTGACCACTATGACCATCGCATGGGATTCAGTCCCCGGCGCTGTCGCCTATGACGTGGAGTGGCGTAAAGACAATGGCAACTGGATCAAGGTGCAGCGCACCGGCTCATCCAGTGTTGAAGTACCTGGTATTTACGCTGGCGCTTATTTGGCTCGGGTGCGTGCGGTCAGTGCGTTTGAGATTTCGTCCATCTGGAAAAACTCGCAACTGACGCAATTGAAAGGCAAGGAAGGCTTGCCACCGTCCATCACGCACCTGACCACTGAAAGCCTGGTCTACGGCATTCGCTTGAGCTGGGGCTTTCCACCGGGTGCAGAAGACACCCAGCGCACCGAGATTTGGCAGAACACGGCCAATGATCGGGAGTCTGCGACCAAGCTCGGCGATTACGCTTACCCGCAAGCGCGGCATGAGCTGCAAAACATCGTGCCCGGTACCAGCGTGTTTTTCTGGGCGCGGCTGGTGGATCGCACCGGCAATGTCGGGCCGTGGTTCCCGGAGAAGTTCGGGATCAATGGCCAGCCAAGCTCTGAGCAGACGGAATACGAGAAGTACTTCGCGGGGCAAATCGGCACGGGTGCGCTTTACCCGGAGTTGAGAAAGGACATTGAACTCATCACCGGTGATGGCCCGGGTTCGGTCAAGGAGCTGGCAGGGCAGGTCAAGGAATTGGGTGACAAGGTCGAAGGCCTGGTCGACACCTTTATCTACGACCCAAAGCAGACCTACAAGGTCGGCGAAAACGCTCGCGAAGGACGGCACATTTATCAAGCGCTTCAAGACGTGCCGCTCGCTACACCGCCGCCCAACCCGGTCTATTGGAAGGACATCGGCGAGATCCTCGAAACCGCCAATGGCCTGGCCTTTCAGGTCAACCAGAACACCACCCACATCGATGATCTCGACGGCAAGGTCACGGCGTCATCGTCATCGCTGGAAGCCTTGCGGGCAGCCGCGCGCGCCGACACAGGCGAGGGCGAGTTGGCCGACGCCCTCAAGAGCTGGCAATCCACGGCTGAGCTGGCCGTTGAAAAGCGTGTGCGGGCCACTGACGACGAGGCCATTTCCGAGCGCGTTACTACGTTCGGAGCACAGGTCGGCCAGAACAAGGCCGGGTTGTCGAGTCTTGAAAAGGTGGTGGCCACCAACGATTCAGTCGCCGCCAAACGCATCACGGAACTGAAAGGCGAACTGGTCGATGTGGGCGAGGTCGTGTCAGGCAACACCCAGGCGCTGGAAACCCTCAGCAGTGAAGTGGCGCGCATCGATGGTGAGATTGTGGCCGCGGCCAGCAGCCTGGAATCGTTGCGGGCAGAGGCGCGCAGTGACTCGGGCGAAGGAGAGCTGGCCAGTGCTTTGGAGGCGTGGAATTCAACGGCCAATTTCGCGCTGGAGAAGAGGGTGCGCGCCACGGCTGAAGAAGCCTTGGCAATGAAAACCGAGCAGCTGCAAGTCAACCTCAACCAAACCTCCGCCTCGGTGGAGCAGGTCAGTAAGGCCGTGGTCGATGTGAATGGGCGCGTGTCAGCCCAAACCACAATCAAGACCGAAACCATCGTGGGTGGGCGTAAGGTCATGGCGGCCCTTGCGCTGGGCTCTGATGGCGACACCTCGGAGATTCTGGCCTTTGCGCAACGGTTCGCCATCGTCGACGAAGTCACCGGGCAGCTCAGAACACCCTTTGTGGTGCAGGGCGGTCAGGTGTTCATCAACTACGCCATGATCGATACGGCGTTTATTCAGAACCTGGTGCTGGGGATGACGTTGCGGTCGAGTGCGGTGAATGAACAGGGTTTGCCGCTGCTGGAAATCAACATCCCGGCAGGCAAGCTGATCTTGCGCGGCTCAGCAGCCGATGGCAGTTCAGAGTGGGGCAACACCGGGCTCAAGTTCGTCCATGGGAATGGGGTTACGGCCATCGATTTGGGGTTAGGGGTATGAGTGTCGGTTTAGTTGCTCGCAACAAGGGCGGTCAGGTCATTCTCGATATGACCGCCAATATCAGTCAGGTAACCGGTAGCGTTTCAACGGGCGGGGGTAATGGCGCCATCACGATTCCCGCGCCGCCCGCGGGGAAAAGTCCATTTTTTATTGTGGTATCCATGGCGGGTGCATACCGAGAAAAGGGTAAAAGGCCGGGGGTGACTTTATCCGGCACCACCCTGTCCTGGGTGTATTCATTCAATACCAATGGCTGGGGCTACTTCGCTGCCAACTGTCAAATTTACTACGGGTATTACTGAATGACAGCCAAGTTAGTCGTCAAAAAAGAAAGCGGCGAACTTCTCTTTGACACTTCAAAGATCTGCTATGGACTGGTGAAAAGCGGCACGTTCACTTACATGGAAAGATGGCAGCGCAAGTATTTAAGAGGCTTCGACCTTGACCCTAATAAGGGGAGCAGTTGGGAGGACTCCTTTCGGGCCGGTGACGATATGTACGGTTTTTCTCTGAGTCAGGCGGTTTCCCCAATAGTCTTCATTGTTGGCAGGGGCTGCTTTAACGGCTCGGCACTGGCCGGATCGGACATGTATTTCTACTACTCGGGAGCGAATGCCAACACCAAATTCTATTGCTTCGATCTGATGAGAAATGACATTCCAGGAGGGCCATACCTCAAAACCTTTAACGAGGCAGGAGAGATCACTTTCAACTCTTTGCAGGTTCCCTTGAACGTCATCGCATCCATTGGTGCACCTGCACCGACAGGGACGGATCGATACGGCAGGCGATACGGTTACGCGGGAGGACGATGGGAATTAGTTAGGCGCCAAACCGCCAACGTTGACAGCCAGGCACACCACTTGATTGATATTCCGTTGAGCGCGGGGGTCGAATATGCGGCGTGTTTACCGTGGTCGAGAGCAGCCAATGCCTTTTTAGGTAATGCTCTTACGGGGGTTGATGGCATTGTGTATGGGATGTCAGAGGGCGCCTTTGGGCGCTCGGGTGGCATCAGCTTTATGTTTGCCCCGGCGGGCGTTACCACGCAAGCAGGCACGCCCAGTAACCAATACAGCCTGCCAGGATCTTTTGAAGGTTTTCCGGTTGATCGATCCCCGACAGCGCTGGTCATCAACACCGCCAATTATCCGTTTCCTTATCGATAATTTCTAACCTCACTAAACCCGCCACGTCGCGGGTATTTTTTTGTCTGGAGAAAAGTATGTCTTGGTACAGAACCGGCACCGTATCGGTCGTAAAGGGCTCAACGACTGTGACCGGCGCGGGCACCGCCTTTGCGGGCAACGCACTGGTCGGCGATATTTTCGTCGGCCCTGATGGCGCCGTTTACGAAATCGTCAACATCCCGAGCGCCACTGTTTTATCTATTCGTTCGGCCTACAACGGTGCCTCAGCAAACGGCGCGCCGTATGCCATTACCCCTGCACAAACCCACGTCAAAGACCTGGCCGATCAAATACGTCTGATGCTCACACAGTGGGGAACAGCCGTGGCCAACTTGGGCGCCGTCTCAACTGAGAACGTCGTGCCGGTGGCCAAGGGCGGCACGGGCGGCACAACACAAGCGGCTGCCCGTTCCGGACTTGGGCTTAAAAGCGCGGCCGTGGCCGACATACTGGGTGGCGTCTCCCAAGTGGGCGGTGTGCCCACGGGCGCGATCTTCCAACGCGGCAGCAACGCCAATGGCGAGTTCTGCTTGATGGCCGATGGCACGGCCATCTGCACTTACCTGCAACTCAGCATGTCGGCCGCGGCTAATACCGACATCGCGGCCAACTGGCAATTTCCGTGCGTGTTCGCCGTAGCACCGGCCGTACTGGTGGCGCTGCGCGGGCCAGCGTCGACCAACACCTTCACCATCAACAAGCTTCAGGCCGCGCCCTCAAGCGTCACGGCTGCCGCCATCACCGGCAACTTCAGCGCTGCGCAAAACTACTTCATCACACTGACAGCCATAGGCCGGTGGTTCTAATGATTATCAAGCTCTCGCCGAAGTTCGGCGCCGAACCACTCACGCTGATCAAGCGCAACGACACGCTGAACATCAACGGCGAAACATTCGACTTCACCACCATTCCCGAAGGCGCGGTGTTGCCCGCAGCAGCCATCAACTGCGAATACATCATCGGCGACATCACCCGTAGCAACGGTCACCTGATCATCTGCCTGATGTTGCCGTGCGGCCCGGACTCCTCGGACGCTGCCAACTTCCCCGAAGACATCGTCAACCCACGTAACGGCCACATAGGGCTTCCTGAATGAACATCGACTTCAGCCAACTCAAAACCGCCGAACAGCTCCAGGCTGACAAGGAGCGCGCCGAACTCGACGGCATATTGGCCACACGCCGCGCGGCTTACCTGAGCGAGTCAGACCCGCTACGGCTGGAGGCTGACTATGACGGCCTGAGCCAGGGCAACGCGCCGGACTACACCGCGTGGCTGGCCTCCGTCGCCGACATCAAGAAACGCTTCCCGCTGCCCAAGGCGGTCGTTCCGGCCAAAGACTGAAGCCGCACACACCACCGAACCCCGCCGCGTGCGGGATTTTTTTTGCCTGGAGAAAGCCATGCCCATCACCGTGCAGCAATTGCTCCTTATTCTCCCGAACGCCGGCCAAGTTGCCGGCGTTTTTGCACCTGTCCTCAACACCGCCATGAACCGGTACCAGATCGTCGGCACCCAGCGTGTCGCGGCCTTCATCGCCCAGATCGGCCACGAGTCTGGTCAGCTCAAATACATGCGTGAAATCTGGGGTCCAACAGCCGCTCAAGCGCGATACGAGGGCAGGGCCGACCTCGGCAATACTCACCCGGGCGACGGCTCCACGTTTCGCGGGCGTGGCCTGATCCAAATCACCGGCCGCAGCAACTACAAAACCTGCGGCGAAGCGCTGGGCCTCGACCTGATCACACAGCCAGAACTGCTGGAAAAGCCGCAGCATGCATGCATGTCGGCGGCTTGGTTTTGGGCCACCCGAGGCCTCAACACCCTTGCAGATGAGGGCAAGTTCGACACCATCACCAGCCGTATCAATGGTGGGCTGAATGGACTGGCGGATCGCCAGGCACTGTATGCGCGGGCGCTGAAGGTGTTGGTGTGAAGCTGGATGCGGTGAAGTGGAGCGGGGCATTGCTGCTGACGCTTGGTCTCATGGCTGGTAGTGCCTGGGCCGCATGGGCATGGCAGGCCAACGCCTATGGTCAGCAATTGGCCAAACAGGAAACAGCCCATCAAACGACCCTGACCAATCAGGCCAATGCCAATGCAGCGCTGATCCTCGCCGAGCAGGACAAGCGTTTGGCGCTGGAGCTATGGCTGGCAGCCAGTGATAAAGCCCATTACCGAGTTCTCACCGATGCCAAAACCAATCAAGCCCGTCTGCGTGATCGCCTTGCTACTGCTGACCTGCGGCTGTCAGTCCTACTCGATACCACCGCCGCAAATGGTAGTGACGGAATGCAAACCGCCACCGCTACCGGCTGCGTGGTTCATGGAGCCACGCGAGCCCGACTTGACCCAGCGCATGCTCAACGAATTATCGGAATAACTGACGACGGGGATCAAGGATTGATTGCACTGGCCGCATGTCAAGACTATGCAAGAAAGCTTCAGTTATTGAATTAGGGAAGGGGGATCATTCAGAAATCTGTGCTATCTATATTTATGGTAAATGGCGGTTCCGCTAGGGGCGGTTGCATCGTTTGATGTATGCGATCAATTAGCCGTCGATGCTGCTCATAAAGACTGGTCCGGCCCGTAGGCTACGGCATAATACTCACCCGTAACACGCGTGGAATTGTTTTCTTAAGTGGCTGAAAAATAGAGCTAAAAGCACTCTAGCTCAGCTCTTATCAGAGTGTTAAGCTCTGGTGAACGTAAGTATTGATAGGGAAGATCATGAAGTTAGCTGTAGCTCCACCTCATATTTGTATTTATAGAGGGGAATACCTTCAGGGGACTATGGTGTTTTTTGAGGAAATTGAAGAAGCTATAAGGCAGCGCTCACCAATTAGGGTTGATTTCTCGCAGTGCCAGTCGATTAATGCTGCTGCTGCCGTGATGACATTTGCCAAAATAACTAGATATCAATTAATTGCAGATTTTGTCGGGATGGCGAAGGGGCATCAATCACTTGAAATCACAATGCCTCTTGATAAAAAAGTTCGTGCATTTTTTAGAAGTACAGGTTTTCATGACGCTGTAAGACCTGGTGGGAAAGCAAAGCTAAATAGATTGTGGCGCGATGAGGGGAATCCTTTCAAAACATCAAATTCAGCTGTTCCAGATTTGCCAGCTCTTATTAAGCATCTTAAGAATCGGCTAGGGAATGTTCCTGATAGGTTGATGTCAGCCCTCAGCGAAGGATACTTAAATATAAATCACCATGCTTATGAGCGAGATCTTATTGAAGACTTGTTTGGTCGTTGGTGGCAATACACATCCTCAGTTAGGGCTAATGGAACATTTAGTGTTGTGCTCTATGATTGCGGTATAGGGATTCCTAAAAGCTTGGAGCATAAGCTGGCTAGGGAAGTTGTATGGTATACAGATAACCAAGTTATCGAGTACGCCATGCAAAAAGGTAGTACCCGATTTGGTGATCATCATGGTCGGGGTAATGGCTTTCATAATATAAAAAAGCCCGTGGATATAAATAAGCAAGCGAAGCATCTATTTATAGCCAGCGGCAGGGGTGCTGTAGTTTATAAGGATCAGAAAATTGATACGTCAGAAATGCACCCAAATTATGGCTTTGGTGGTACACTAATAGAGTGGTGTTTTGACGGAGAGATTAAATGAGCGATGTGAGTTTGAGAGAAGCTAATATTTTAGTTGGTGATTTCTCTAAAACGCCTTACGGTCGATATGAGGTGGATGGCAAAGCCAATGCATCTGCATTTAGAGATAAAATTCTTGCTCCTGCCTTCAAGGATCCCACGATCGATAAGGTTAATGTCTATCTGGATACTGTTGAAGATGGTTATGAGTATGGTTCCTCTTTTCTTGAGGAAGCTTTCGTAGGGTTGGTTAGAAAGTGTAATATTGATGCTGATACAGTTAGAAAAAAGCTTCATCTTGTTACAGTGCACTATGATTACGTGCTTGAAGTTAATGAATACCTGAGTAAAGTTTAA